CTGTTCCTGGTGATAGGGTCGTTCAGGTCAAACCGTGCTCCCGCAGGAAGGGATTGGAGGGCAGCCGGGTCAATCCCCCATTCCCGAAGTTTATCCCCTTGCCCCATCCACCACTGAGCTGAATTCTCCGGAGCGTTCGCCTGCCCCTGTGTAGTCCCCTGGGTGTTTGCGGTCCCCGCCTCGACCATTGCGGTGTTGCTGGCTTCTGCTCCACGTTGAGCGTTGCCCATGACGGATTCGACCGTAACAGGTCGCGGGGCCGGTGCCTGATGGGTTGTCCACTGGCCGTTTGTCGTATTGGTTGGTCGCACGGTCGCCTGAGGCCCGGAGTTGAGGTAGGTTTCAACATCCTGAATCGTTGCGGTCCCCCCGGTTACGGAGTTGACAAACTCCAGAAGGGCGCCCTGAGAAATCCCGGCGTTTCCCATGGCCTGCTGAAGGTCTCTCGGATTCATGGCCGCAAGCTGTTGATATGCCTGCTGCGGAGTCAACCCGCTTCTGCGGGCAAGTTCTTCGATTGCGTTTGCCATGGGTTCACCTCGTCTTGAGAATCAAACTCCTTAAAAGAACTATTGCCCTGGCCATATTTTTTAAGACAACCTTCGCGCTTGCAAGATCCGTTACATTGGAGTCAATCCAGCTTGCGGCCTCTGCTGGAGTCCAGGTAGACCACCCCGGAAGACTCCGGAACTGCCTTTCAGGTAGAATCTTTTCGATAAGATCGTCTTGTCTTACTGATTCTCTCATTGTAGTTTCAACAGGTTCGCAACCATGTGGATCTGGACATTCTTATGGTTTGCAGTCCTGATCCTAAGCCGCGTTGTCTGATCGTTTCTGTCGGTCAAGGCCTTCACCCCATCAATGATTTGCTTCCCTGAGCTGTCGTAATTTCCGTAAAGTGACATTGTGACCTGTTCCCAGTTCGCCCCATCGTCGAGGGATACCTCAATGATCAAATCGGTATTGAGGGTTATCGAATCGACGGCATAAATGCATATTATCGCTTGGGATTCGGCAGGCTCCCCAGATGCTTCATACGCGAGAAAGGTCACTGTCATGTTGGCGCTGTTTGAAAGCTCCACCCGAAAGACAAGATCGTAACCGGAATTCGCCGCCCATGAATCATCAGCGGCCTGGGCGCAGTAGTTTCCAGCGTGAACCGTGGTGTTGCTGTATTCCGCGATTATGTAATTGCTTCCGTCATAATTCGTCTGGTCGGTGTCTGTCACCACAACCACATAATCGCCGGCAGATAGCGCAACCGGAGAACTTAAGGTAAATTCCTGGTAAGCAAGAGATGTTTGAAGGTCATTGGCCTGCACCCCTGTAGAGGTGGCGAGGACAGCCCCCGTAGGGACTCCGGACGTTCCAATGGTGCCGGATGCCGCGTAAATCCTTGCAACTACGGTCGCGCTTCCATTGCCAGGAGTCCCCTCTCGCCTAACCCTGAACCAGAGGGACGAAATCGATACAGCTTCTGCAAAAGTTATGGCCTGTCCAAGTGACTTGTTATTGGCAGGGCCTATGAGCGCCGAACTTCCGCCGGTTTGGTTTAGGTCCTGGTATGCTGACGGTTCGTAATAATCTCCAGCGTTATAACTTTGATGATTCGACAAGGCTGAATCGAGACTGCTCTCATCGGTTAAAACATCACGCCACCCGTCCTGAAAGGGTTCGGCACCTGCTTGTGCGTCTGCAACCATCCTATGAAACGATTCAAGAATAAGCTCGATTCTCAGTGCGTCGGTAGAATCAACAAGTTCCCAGTCGGGTTCATTTGAGCGTTGAACCGTTATCCCTCCGACCGTTCCTATGACAAGCCCGCTTGAATCAAGAATCGTGATAACCCCGGTGTCGAGGTTGATCGTCATGTTCGAGGTTGTTATCGTCCCGGTGAGATTCGAAGCATCGGCCGCAGCCCTCCTCTGTTCATCGAGCCAAAGCACAAGCGCCCTTGGGTATTGCTTTGCGAGCGCATTTGAAATGGGAGGAAGCGCCATCAGTCGCCCTTTTCGATGTTGGCGTAAAACCCGGTAAAGATGTGCTGTACCTTGTCGGTCCCTACCAGCTTGTAAAGCCTTTTTCTGGACTTCCCAAGGCGTCTCCAGATGACCCTTTTTGTCGTCTCCGTAGATTGACCTATGGCCACCGCAACCCCAGTCGACCAACTCCTTCCGTCGTCTTCCGACCAGTAGAGGGTTAAAACCGGATCCGTGTCATTGACGTTTCCGACTCCTGGCTTGAGCTCGATTTCAACCGATCCGTGAAAGACCCACGGGAAATCTTCCGAATCGATTGGTCCGAAGATCCTCTGTCTCGTGATTTCATTCGAGGTATTGTCCGTGTAGGTCGCTGAATCGAGCTCGAATATTTTCCCGTTCGCGTAATCCCCCACGAGGTGCTTTCCGCTGAAAAAAGCGTAGCAGTTCGCCCTGTGCCGGCCGTTATTGGCGTAGGATGCCCACTGGTGCCAGAGCCCCGTCGAGACATTGAAAACCCAGGTGATATTTTGGGTCGGAAAGGAAAGAACGTAAAAGTCGTCCCCCTTCCAGGTCATTCCGAAGCCGATAGCGTCAGATTTCGTCGCATAGGCTGAAATGAGGTCGTTCAAAGCAGGTGGCGAGATGATCTTCGGGCTGTAGGTTCCCGCGGGAATCATGTTGACCGTCGCGTCATCGGCCAGAAAAAAAACCGAATCGTTGTGCTCGCAGGCCGAAGCCGCAGCACCGCACCCCTTCATGATGACACCGCCAGGGATTCTCTCGAAAGGGAAGTCCGCGTTTCCTGTGTTCTGCCACACCTCGAGGGATTGCGTCCCGAAAAGAAAAAGCTCCCTCAGATTCGAAACCACCGTTAAGAGGGGATCGCTGTACCCATCAACTCCGGCGTAATCGAGGGCATCCCAAGCGGTGAAATCGAGAAGTGCCGAAAGGTTGAAGGTCGCCGCTGCGTTGACCGTAACGATTCCATACCCGTCCTGATATGCCGCGCTTCCCGGAGTCGTCGGAAAATCCGCGTCTGCGATGGCAGCAAAGGTATCGGTTGCTATGGTGTAGGTATACCCGTCGGTCCCGTCAATGATCATGATTTGGGTCGCGCAATCGACGATCCAGCAGTATCCGGTCGAGGTGTTGAGGGTTCCCTGCTCTGTTTCGGTCCCGTTCGCGTCGATGGAATAGAATTTGTTTCCGGCGACGGCATACAGAACAGAACCCACAACCCTCATGCCCCTGATCGGAACTGAAGCTCCGATGTCACAGAAATCCTTCGCCCCGGGAGTTCCCACCCATCCCGGCTTCCCGCTTAAAGCCTGGGGGTGGTGGAAGAGATTTATCGGGAAGTTCCCGCTATCGCCCTCTGGGGCAAGAAAAGGAAGCTTCATGATCTACCAGGCTCAAAATAAAGGTTAAGGGTTTCAGGCTCGAAAGAATCAACCAGGGCCATGGCCTCCGCATAGAACCCGCTCACGACTTGAAAGTTTTTCATTGCCCCGAAGATCGGAGCGAGCTCCCGGGATAGAGCGTAGACCGCAGCCCGGTGCCAGTAGTCCGGCCAGTCAAGGTTGTTTGCCGCCGCACTGACTATCTCGATCGGTTGACGGTAGGTGAAAAAAATAGTCTTTGTCGTATCCGAGGGAACCCTATCGAGAATCAAAGTCCCGTCCGTGAGTTTCCGTTCGTAAAGGTATCTTGTCGGATCACCGGTTGCGGCTTTGTTCGAAATGGCATCGTATTCTTCCCGGGTCATTTCAGACATGGGGGTATCGATATCCGCCGAGGTTCGAAGGGAAGCCGAAAGGATTTCTTCCGGGATCTGGATGGCAAGCGCCCCGCCTGAAGGCTTCAAAAGGTAGGTGGCTGTTGCGGTCAGGGTGAGCTCCGCCGTTTCGCGCTGCCACATTTTTAAGCCCTTCGAAAATCCGTTTTTTCTTCCCTTCATCTGGAGGATCCAGTAATTCAAGACCCGGATTGCATCGGTTTGTTCGGCGGTCGTAGACGACTCCCCGGAGGCCAAAAGCCCTAAAGCCTGCATGGCCGCCTCAATGAGGTTTTGCGCCGTGACCGTGATTGTATAAGATCCGGATGTGGTCATGAATCACCTGATCCCTGTCGGTTTCCCGAGAAGATGGTAAACGGCGTCCCTGAAGTCCTCAATTGGGATCTTCGCCGCGCATTCAGCAACCCCTGTAGCTTCGTCCCTTTTGCAGTGCTCAAACCCGTAATGCATCTGGTGACAAGGCCAGCATCCACACCCATCGGGGACAAGAGAGACGCAGTTTTTCCAGTCCCGGGTGAGATTTTCGACCGACGAATGGGAAAGGAAAACGATTTTCGGAACACCCAGAAACCCGACCGAATTCAAGACTCCCGTTTCCGGTCCCACAACAAGATCGCAGACCTCGGCGAGGGCCAGGGTTTCACGGATGGAAAACTCCCCGGATTTCCGGATGACCCTTGGTTCGTTCTCCCATCCTGATTCAAGGAGCTTTTCCGTTTCCCCACCGACCAGGACCACCTTCACAAGGGGATATTCAATCATCAGGCCGGCTATCGCCGCATCGAGATAGGGCCAGGCCTTGTGAACCGAAGACCCGGAAAGCGCCCACATGACCACCTGTCCACCGAGCTTTTTACGGTATTTCTCCGCCCACTCCTTTTCCTTCGCGGTCGGATAAAACTTCTGTCTCGGTTCGAATGGAACCCCCGCAAGGGCATGGGTGAAGGCGAGGTAGTTCCCGTCGAGAAGAACTTTCCGGAGGTTGTCCGGCCAACGGTGATTCGGTCTTCCAGGGATGGCGAGAAGGGTCCCCTCGATTGATTCTGAAAGGTTCACGAATTTGTCGAACTTCCTTGAAAGGGCTCCCCAGTATTCCGGAAGTGCCCCGTTCGGAACCTGGTCCCGGTCCTGGATCATCCATTCGTCAACGTGGGGATCCTCCTTCAAGATCTCGTACCCGTTCGGAGTCGTGTTGAAGGTGACGTGATACCCCTGGTCTTTCAGTCCTGGGAGGATGGACGATGCCATGAGCATGTCCCCAACCCCTCCGTACCGAACGACACATGCCCTTTTCGAAGGTTTTGGATCTTTCCAGGCATGGTTTTTCTGGTGGCCCTGTCGTTTTCTGTAAACCTGTAGGAACGAATATTCATCTTCTCCGTTTCGCTCTTCGTTGACCAGAAGATCCCACCCGCCAGGGCATCCTTCCATCCAGTCGATAATGTCTTGAGGGGTGAAGTCGTGAACGTGATCGACATTTGATCCGACTTTACCGACGTTTGGATAAAAATCCTTGTGGGGAAGGTAAAGAACCATGACCCCGCCGTGCTTTACGAGCCTCCACCATTCTTTTAGGGCATCCTCCCATTTGACGATATGCTCCAGAAGATGAGAGGAAAAAACAGCGTCGATGGACTGCGAAGCGAAAATTGAAAGGTTTTCGCAATCACAGACCACGTCCGGTTTGACCCTTCCCCCAAACAGGCCAGAATCCTTACAGGAATCGACTCCGATAAAATGGGGATACCCCTTGAATGGCCCGCACCCCAGATCGAGAACCTTTCCCCTCGTGTAGGGGACGATCTCCCATCGGATCTTCAGGGATTCGTTTCCCTGGGAATTTTCCAGACTCCACGTCACAGCATGCCCTCCTCGGCCATCTTTTCACGAAGCATCTGCCGTTTCGTCCCGATGTGAGCCCGGGGGTTGAATTCGACCGCGAAATGTTTCAGGGCGTTTTCAATCTCCTTCGGGGAAAGGTCGTCGAAGTTTTCCGCGTCGGGAAGGCGGATGACCTCCGTTGGCTCCGGGAATTCGAAAGCAGGGGCCGGCTGTACAGGAATCGGCTCTACCGGAGCCGGAGGGGCCTGCTTCGGGGTGGCCACCCACCTTGATTGGGGAAACCCGGCAACGAGCTTCCAGGAAGTCCCGCAGTCGGCGCACTCGAAGGCTTCTCCGCTGATCCAGTTTTTACAGGCAGGACATCCCTGCGATGCGTCGGCGGTCTCCCGGGCCTTCATTTCTGCGAGACGCTGTTCGTATTTCGGCCCTCCGATACCCTTTTCTCCTGCATCGAATAGAACCCCGTCCTGCTCGAACCTTGCCTCTCCTACGCCGTGGACTGTTCCGAACGGCTTTCGTTTGTTCAGTGTCAGCATTTCATCTCCTTGTTTCTTCTTCTTCGATATCTGATTTTCTCTTCCGTTAAAATTTGCCGCACCCGAGACTGGCTTATGTTCCAATAGGAGCCGATTTCTTCATAGGTCATGCCGCCTGCTCGCTGATCACAGATTTTATCCAAGTTGTCATCCGTCCACCTGACTTGGGTCTTTTTGCCTTTTCTGCTTTGTTTATGGGCACACCACAATGCTGTTTCTCGCGTTCTGTGTCTGTGCTTTTTGTCTGGGCACGTCCACCACTCTATTTGTATTTGAGCGGTTTTATGTTCTGGTTCGAACGTCACCTCTCCCATCCTTTCGGCCGGCCGGCAAAGCCGCCCTCTGTTTCGTTTTTCATGAAGGGGTATTCCTTCTCCAGTTTGGCCCGCTCAACGTCTTCCGGGTCGTAGGGCTCCGATGGAACCGTCTTCCAGCCCCTTTCCATTTCCTTTTTAGAGCATTTGTCCATTCGGCATGTCCTTTCTGGAATGTCCTTCCTTGTCCACCCAGCCAATTTGACGGGCAGGGTTTCCGACCATCAAAGCGAAATCGGGAACATCTCTGATCACCACAGCCCCGGCGCCGATCATGGCGTATTTCCCAATCGTGACCCCACAAACCAGAGTAGCGTTCGCTCCGATCGTGGCTCCCCTCTTGATGACCGTGTGCCGGAACTCCTGTTTCTTGTCCATGAAAGCTCTGGGGTTCAGGACGTTGGTGAAAGTTACGCAAGGACCTACGAAAGCATCGTCTTCGATGTGAACCCCGGTAAAAACCGAAACCCCGTTTTGGATTTTCACCCGGTTCCCGATGAAAACGGCAGGGGCAATAAAACACCCCTGCCCGATGGTGCATCCGGCCCCGATGACGGCTCCGTTCATGACGTGGCAAAAATGCCAGATTTTTGAGCCCTGGCCGATGATGGCCCCATTGTCGATGATTGCGGTAGGGTGGATGTCAGGCATTGCGTATAGCCTCACAGATTCGGATGGCTTCCCGGGCGTCCTCAATTCCGAAGCCTTTTCCTTCGATGATCCTCCGGTAGACTTCCGTGTGAAGATCGGTAAACCCGTTGGTCAGGTCGTAGTCGGTTCCGTTGATTCTGAAGATCCGCTTCGGTCGCTCTGCCTTGTCGATACTCAGCCGCCAGGACACCTCGGACGTGCGAAGCCGGAGAATGCCTTTGATGGTGTCTTCGGACTGACGGATAGAAACCACGTTCTCCATTTTCCCGAAAAGCCAGGCACAAAGATCGAAAAGGTGAACCCCGATGTTGGTTGCGATTCCCCCGGACTTCTTTTCATCCCCTTTCCAGGAATGGCGATACCAATTGCCGCGGGGAGTCGAATATTCGATGTCGATATTTGGCATGTGGGGGATATTCCATCCCCCTGGGATACCTGATACTGACGGATGAAGCCGGCATTGAAGCACTGCCCAGACTTTCCGGTCGGTCTCCCGCTCGATTTCAAGAAGGCCGTCGAGGTTGCGCTCGTTCAACACGATGGGCTTTTCGCAAATGGCGTCGGCCCCCATCCGGAGCGCCCATCTGGCTTGGGAATCGTGAAGGTAGTTCGGTGACGCGATGGAAACGAAGTCGATGCCCTTGCCCTGCCGGCGAAGCTTGTCACAGTGCCGGTCGAATCGTTCGAACTCGGTGAAAAAATCGCACTCGGGGAAATAGGAATCGATCACCCCAACCGCGTCATGAGGATCCAGGGCTGCGACAAGGTTCCCGCCGATGTCTTTGATGGCCTTCATGTGCCTGGGGGCTACGAAGCCGGCTGCACCGATGAGGGCGAAGTTCATCCGCACACCTTCTCGCACAGGCTTACGACTTGGCGGTAGTTGTCGAGGCTGAAATGATCTTCAACAATTTTACGGTAAAGAGATGAATCATAATGCACATTGATGATGTAGGTCGCTGCCTTTGAAACCTTGTCGAATACGCCTTCGCCTTTGAATTGAGGGGCAGCATCCGGCCAGTTGTGAACGATGGGCTGTATCCCTTTCGCCATGGCCTCGATCACATTGTTCGGATTCCCCTCGGAAATCGATGTCGAAAGGCAGTAGTTCTTGTCTTCCCACCATTGATCCATCTGGCTGTGGGGGATGTGGCCGTGCAGCTTGACCTTCAGCCCCAAAGCCTTCCCGACATGCTGAATGTAGTAGGCCGTCGCATCGTCCTGAATTGCTCCGGCGATGTGGAGCTCGTATTCCCGGGGGAGGGCCGCAAGGATCTGGAGCGCAAGGGGGAGATTCTTCTTCGGGTGAACGTGGCAGGCCATGCCGATTTTGTTCCCGGGGCCCCGCTCCTTGAACGTCCATTTATCGAGATCGACGGCATTGTAAATCAGGTGCGTCGGCGGAAGTTTGATCCCCCGATCCTTGGCGATTTGTTCGGTCTGCTCCTTGATCCAGTCGTTGCAGAAGATGAGATGGGATACTCGGTCCCACTGGTAATTGAGCCAGTGGCCTTCGAAGAATTCGTACCTGCGCATGAAGACGATTTGCTTCGCGTCCGGGTAATAGTCAAGAGCCCCGGGGTCGTTTGCCCACATGTGGAGAACAATATGAGGAGGCTCTGCGGCCCTACCATCTTCAAGCAATACCAAATTTGAATCTTTTCGCTGCCATGCGTATTGGTGCCCACGCTCCAAAAAAACCTTCTCGTAAAGCGGAATCCACGAATTCTCCCAGGGGGTCCGGATCAAAACGCGAAGGGCTTTTTTGGATGGATGAGTTTTTTTCCAGGTTTCCAGGTATTGCTTGAAGCCGCCCCCTGGGGTAGGCGCCCATGTTTGACCGGAATGTACCGGCCTGTTGATGATAGCCGCTTCTTCTTTCGTTACCTTGATCTCCGTGGTCTCTTCGGTCTTTCTTGCAGCCCCGCGCTCCACGCCTCCCTCAAAGATCATGTACGGCCAGCCGTCGATCCCGTAAACGTGGTGATCGAACTTTTCGATTCCGCAGGCCTCCATGAACTTCCGAAGAACATGGATGTCCATCTCCCGCTCGAATCCGCCTTCCGTCTCATGTTTCGAACGGTAAAGGGGGACGTTGCCGAAGATGATGAAGCCTTCCGGGTCGGCAAGTTCTCGGACCTTCGCGGCGACCGCTTGGTGGTCGGTCATGTGTTCGAGGACATCCAGGAAGAGGAAAAGCTGAAACGGACCCACCGGGGCGTATGGAGACTGGCTTATTTTTCTATCTCCGGTAATGTCGCCGTGCCATACGTTCAGCCCCTGTCTTTTCGCAAATTTTACGGCTGTTTCGGACAGATCGAAACCAGTATAATTTCCTGACCACTCTTTACACAGCGAAGAAAGCTCCCTGATATGTACCCCGGACCCGCACCCGACCTCCAGCTTTCGAAGCGGAATCAGATACGGCCTTTTCCAAAGCTGCTTGACAAGGTATTTGAATTTCTCTTTGTTCATCAGCACACCGCCTTCGACGATGCGACGGGACCATTCATGATCCCAATATTCTTTGATGTTCACAGCTTCTCCTTTCATTTTTTGACCAGCGTTATCCATTGGTATTCCCTGATATCGGGACCGTTTTTGGTCGGAAGGGTGATGGCGTAAACCTCGATCTCTGCCAGCTTCATGCCGGCAGTATCGATCAGAAGCTGAAGGTCTTGAAGGCTGAATCCCGGTTCGAATTTCTTCTTGTGGCCCTGGTAGTTTCCTTCGCATGGATTGTGGATGAGCATCAGCCCTCCGGGCTTGAGCACCCTTCCGATTTCCTGGTAGGACCGATCTCGGTCGTCTCGTGAAACATGCTCCAGAACGTCAAAGGCGAAAAAGAAATCGGCGGACTGGCTTCGGCATTGCAATGCGTATGCGGAAGCCGCTTTGAGTTGTATCCCCAACATCGACACGGCTGCGTCCCTGAATCTCGCTGAAGGCTCAAGGCCGTTATATTGGAATTTCACCATGTTCAAAAGATTCATGGCGACAAACGGTATGCCGGCCCCAATCTCGATTACGGTAGACCCCCAAAGGTCGTACTTGAGAACTCTCCGCACGATCTGGGCGATCTTCCAGTAATTGACATCCACTTCACCCCTTACGGCCGTGTCGGCCACCATGTCCCAATAGGCGTTTTCTTCGGGGGTCATTGGAGCACCTCCCGGTAAAGGTCTTCAAGGACATGGATGTTATTTTCCATGGTGAACTTCCCACGAACCTTCAAGAGGTGCTTCCGGATCTCGGTATGCTCTGCCCACCTGTCGGCCAGTTCCTGTATGGAGTTGACCGTAATCCCTATCCCGTGTTCTTCGATGACCTCCGATGAATGCTTGGCGTTGATCGAGACTACCGGAGTCCCCGCGGCGACATATTCCCAGAGTTTGTTGGGAAGGGCGACTTCCCATTCCGGGGTATGGAAAGAGTTTCCCACCAGCCCCCAGTCATGCCTGGAAAGCTTTTCGATCAGGACGTTGAAGGCCTCGGGCTTGTGAGGTACGGCGATATCCTTGTAGACCTTGAGGAAAGCCTCATCCCCCCTGGCGTAGATGTGGAAATCGATTCCGATGTCTTTGCATTGCCGGGCGAGGTCGGAATAATCGGTGTAGGTAAACCCTGCCGAATGCTCGAATTCCTCTTGGATCTTTTCCGGAAGATCCACCCGGCCCTCGTAGACCAGACCCCCGTACCAGTCCTTGTTCTGCTGGTATCCGTGGAGGTTGTGGGGGAGGTAGCTCGGAAGGATGCAGTGCGGCTGTTTCAGCCCGTATTCCGAAATGATAAGGTCGGCAAAGGGCCTCGCCGGGAAGACAAGCCCGTCTGCAAGCTGGAAATTGTTTCTTTCCTCCGGGGTGATCCGGATGACGTTTTTACCGTCCGCAATGTGTTTGTCGTGCTCCTCTGGAGTCACCCGGGCAAGGAAGGAGTCGTGAACGTCGAGGATGACCGGCTTGTCGGATACTTCCTTGATGGCTGTTACAAACCAACTCGGTTCGTTATGAACGTGGTAGAGGTCTACAGCGTGGTCGACAATCCGGATCCAGTTCCGAAGCTGATGAATGGAAAACGCCTGGCAAAACATGTCGTAACTGTGCGCCATGGAGGGTAGTTTCTGGCTGCACAGATAGACCGTATGCCCGCAATGCTCCATCAACGGGATTGCCATTTTCTGCACACGAATGCAGCAATGGCCCGCCACGAAGCCGAGTTTAAGAGCTTGTGCTCTTGAGTTCGTTCGCAAGGTCGTCTATCTCCTTTACGGTTGTGAGGTAAGAGCCTGAGTGAAGTTTGTCCATCTTGAATGCCACCCACCAAAGGATCATCCCGAGGGCCTTGAGGACGGAGATCTTGAATCTGGTGTCGAGTAGCATTATTCAGCATCCTTCATGAAAAGGGCTTTCATAATCGCCTCTTCCGCAAGAGTCCTAAGCCTGCCCTTAGAAATATGAGGCTTGTTCATCGAAAGATACTTGTCGCAAATTGGCTTACACGCTGCATAGATCTCTTCTTGGAAATCACGCGGAAGGCCTTTTGGCCGGTCGAAAATGTTGTTCTTGGATTTCATTTTCCCCTTTCATTGCCAGAAGAGGCCGGGGGCCTGCACGAACCCCCGGCCCTGGTAGCGACGGTTTCCCGTCAGGTTAATCGTCCCATCTTCCATCGATGTCGAACTTCGGAACCCAGTCGATGAAGAATGCGGCCCGCCCGGTGGTGGTCGCCTTTTTCTCCGAGGCCGTGGCGCTAAAGGTCGTCGGCTCGAAGGACTTGATGGTGATGTACTCGCCCGCTTTGCACTGGGTGACGGTCAGGCTGCTCTTGCTCGCCTTGGCCGCTTCCGCCACGGTACAGGATGCCATCTTCACGGTCCCGATGACCGATGCCGAAGCCCCCCGGGTCAGGAACTGGAAGTTCATTCCCGCACCCGAAGCGTTGACGAGGGTGGAGCACACGAAAACACCGATCTTTTTGATGCTGATCGGTCCAGGGGGATACCACTTTTCCACATGGGTCAGTGTCCCCGGGTCGTGGGTGCCAAGGAAGAATCCGCCCGCCTTGACTCCCTTTTCGGAAATGGTCAGCGTTGCGAAGCTGGAGTACATATAGGGAGACATCTCCCCGCCCCATTTCGCTCCGAGGCCAAACCATTTCCGATTCCTCTGCCCGAATTTTCCGTCGGAATAGAAACTCATGGTTTAGCCTCCCTTATGCCAACGATTCCCATTTGACGACACGGACCTGGGCAACAGTGGTATGAACAAGGCCGAAGCCCCCGAGATAGTACCACGCCACCCCCTTGGATCTTCCGAAGTCGCCGGGGATTTTTCCACGCATTTCTTCGGGTACTGCAATTGCTTCTGCGACTGTGTCTTCCATGGTCTTCGTGCAAACCCGTCATGGAGAGCCTTATATCCGGATGTGTTTCCAACTTCTTCCCACATTTATCTTGCTGATTGCTGATTTCTGGACCCCGTACTTTCTGGCAAGTTCGGAGCCAACGCAACCGGATTTAAGTTCTCTCTTTATTTCAATCACCTGATTTTCTGTAAGAACAGCGTGCCTGTTTGATTCGCCTTTCGATTTGCTATTCCCCACCTGGGACAAAGACCTCTTTTCAGAATGCGTTCCCCTAAGCCCTTTACTGATATTTACCCGATGGGTAACGGACTTCGGGCCTCGCATTTTAGCTTTTGTTTCATCAGAGAGTTTGTGTCCTAATTTTCCGGTCTTGCCGCCATCTTCGGTATTTACAAGATCCGGGGTGGTTTTTCTGAAACAGGCAATCCACTGGGCTTCAGATAAATCCACCACACAATCACTATCGATGAGGTTGATTTGCAAGTTGTACCCATTCCTCAATGTTTTGCGAATCCACCTGTGCAGGTAGCTTTTGCTCTCCGCAAACCTTTTTGCGTCTGCTATGTGTTGGGCAAGCCTCCTGCTTAGTGACTGTATGGTCTGGCCGATATAGCGGATTCTTCCATTTTCACTGGATGAAAGCGCGTACACTTTGCATTTTTGCATATCGGCTTTAATGATTGATTCCATTCTCTGTTTGCACCGTCTTAAAAGACTGCTCATGGTTTCCCATGAGATGAGACTATATCTTCATCCGTTTCCGGATGCCTCGCTTTTCCATCGCACTTGCGATGTACTCCCTCTCGGGATAGTCGTTGAACCTTCTCATGCCACACTCGGCAGAGCTTGGCTGCTGATTGGCATGGGCACGAATGCCTTTAGCTTTCCAGCAATTAACGAGGTTATCATTGCTGCATTACTGCAACAAGCGGCAAAGAATTTACCGAAGAAGAAGCACCAATCCGTGTAGGTGGTGCCCGCCTTTGCCACATGGGTCTGTTCGATGAACCGGCAGTTTTCGTACCGACCGATTTCACCGGTTGCGATCATCCCGAAGCCTTCGGCGGTGTACTGGTGAATTGTCTCCAGTGCGTTCTTGAAGGTCCGGTAGGTGGACGGCCAGGAAATCGCGTAATAATCATCCCCGGTGTAGGGAACGATGTTCCGTTCTTTCATGAGGTCCACGATTGCCTTGACATGCCCGGTGTTCAGTGCCTTGGTGCTGGTCCCGCCGACTGTCCCGGTGGTCGCCAGCGTTACCGCGTCGGTTGCCGTCCCGCCGGTCGGGTAGACCCGCAGAAGACAGGTGTCGAATTGAGCGTGCGCCGAGATGTCGAAAAACTTCTTGGCGTCGTTTTTGAGCACCTTATTGATGATCTCCGTCAAGGGGTGCTCGGAAAGGTCGTCGAGTTTCCCGGAATACGGAATCGCATGGGCCGCCTCATCGATGGTGAGGGTGCCCTGAACGATGGTAAAATTGGATTCCGGGACCGTGTTTGTCTCCGCGACGGTCGTGCCCTGAGTGGCGATGTCCAGGTAAACGTCCCAGTGGAATTGATCTCCTTTTTTCTTCCCCTGCTGAGATGCATCCTTTACATCGCAAAACTGCCGAAACTTCACCTGAGGCTGAACGGCCATGCGGAGCTTTTTGGACAGATTTTCGGCGGACATATACCCGCCCACGCTGTCCACAGCCCACACTTGCCCTGCCATAGTTGATCTCCTTATCCTTGACCCGGTCGAGATTTACGCATGTCTGCGATGATTTCAGCCGTGGTCTGTTTTTTGGGTTCTGGTGTCGGGCCTGGTTCCCGCCCACCTGCCGGCGTAATCGTGTCGATGGCCTTTTTCCGTTCCCTGCGCTGTGCAAGGTCGGTGACTGCCGCCGGCTTTCCGAAATTCTTCCGAGTTTCAAGAAACTCCCGCACGGTCTTTCCGGCCTGCTCGTAGGTCTCCCAAACATCTCCGCGGGAGCCGCCAGCAATCCGGAAATCGATCTCGCGCAAAACGAGTTCCTTCGCCTGCGGGTCGTCGAGAAGATCCTTGAAGCCGCCTTTATCGGGTGGGAGGTCAAACTGATCGTTGATCCGCCTGATGTCCTCCGCCTTCTTGATTTTGAGGGCTTCCGCTTCTCTCTCTGCAACCCGTTTGTCCACCAACTCCGCAATCTTCGAATCGTCCAGGGTGGGCGTTTGCCGTCCCGGTTCCCTGAGTTTGGTCAGGGCTTTCTTGATCTCCTCCTTCTCCCCGTACTGAAAAGCCTGGGCGAGTTCGTCCAGGTCGGTGTCGTCGATTTCTTCTTTCTTTTCGGGTTCAGGAGGTTTTTCAGCGTCCGCCTTCGCGGGTGGCTTAAATAGTTGAGCGCGGGCTCGTTCTTCCCGGGCTTTCCGGAGCTCTTCGGTGGCCTCTTGTAGACGACGATCCGCCGCGCTTAATTTCTGTTTGGCTTGGATTCCTGCGTTCCACACTTCCTCCCCGGGGACTTCCAGTTCCGTCCCGTCCACTTTGATCTTCACCTTTTCGGGGAAGGTGGGCTTCGCCGGCTCTTGTACCTTCTCTGGTTCCGGCTCGGTCTGTTTTTCAGGCTCTTTATCTTCTTCAGCCTTTTCCGCCGCTCTCCGGTCTGCAATGGCTTCCGTCTGTTCGGCCCTGATTTCTGCCAGGGTACGAACTTTGGGGGCTTCGACTTCCGGGGTTACTTCTTCCGCGCCCTTTTGGGTAGCGTCGTTTTCCATTTTTATTCTCCCTCTTCCCTTCGCTGCTCAAGTATTTGAACGGCCGTATTCCCGGCCATAATGGCTTCGTTTAACCAAGAAATTGCATCCTTCGCGCTTCGAATCTTCCGAAGAAGCGCCTTGATTTTAACAGGGTCGTCTTCGGTATCTGGTTTTTCGAGCTCTTCCCTTGCGTCTTCGACTTCTTCCATCGATCTCGCCAGGACAAACCGCCCGATCTGGGAGTTGAAAAACTCCTCAGCGTCTTTCCCGAGAATCGCTTCAGCAAACAAGGCCGCGTCTTCATGGGAATATTCAGGCATTTTTTTCACCGGCTACCGGGTTTCGCAGGTCCATGGTTTTCAAAAGCATCTGGGAATTGAGCTCCGCTGCTTTCCTCTGGTTCTGGCCCTGCTCTCGAATCTGGGTGTCTGTGAGTTTGGCCTGCCGGTCGGCTTCTTTGTCTTGCAGGGCCGCTTGGAGCTGTTGAATCATGCCCTGCATCTCTTGGATCTGCTGTGCAAGTTGCGCCGCCTGGGGGTCTTCTTGTTGCTTCGGGATGAAGAACCTTTTTCCTGATTTGTAGCCAAGGCGCCCGAAGATTTCGGCCTGTATCTCCTCAAGGTTCAATGTCGGCTGCCCGCCTGCGGCCATCATCTCAATCTGCCGGGCTTCAATCTCCGAATATTTCCCGACTGCGAGAAGGAATTTCTCCAGCCTGAACATTGGATCCGTCGCACCGGACCCTGCATCCACTTTGACGGAAAGGTTTTGCCGAATCAGCCTGTCGGTGATCTCGTTGATCCCGAACCGCTGCCAAAGTTTTGCTTTTGTCGCCGCGATGGTCAGGACCGTTTCGTCAGTCTCGTAGGCCTGCTCCAGTTTCACGAGCTGCTTGATGACAGGCTCAACCCACGTTTCCCCGTATGTCTTGAGAGTGTACTCTGAAAGGGAATTTGCCGTACCCCGGAGCATGGACATGCCGCCCACGGTTTCATTGAGCTTTCGATTCGTCTGGATTGTAGAGGCTGAAAACGAACCAAGGAGCTCATCGAAATCCACATTCAGGCGGTCCTGCTCCTGGTAGGAAGACTGCGTAACGTCTTCGAATGCGATCTCTTTCAGGTCGTCGTGGTCGTCGACGAGGGTGATAGATCCGGCTGCGTTTCGAAGAAGGGACCCGGTGTCAACCTGTTTGCCTCTTTTCATCTGCCAGCGTTTCAACATGACGAGCTTTACGTTATCCAGTCGAGAATTCGCTATTTCATTGATCTCCTTTTGTGTTTCGCTCCCCAACTCCGCGTATCCAGCCGGCATGAGTTTATGGGTTTCGATCAGAGCGCACCCGATGACGACCGGCCTTTCCCCTATCGGGCAGGTTTCTTCGAGAAATTGAGGCTCGGAAAGAAGGTGCTCGGTCCCCAGTGTGAAATAAACGACTTCCTCGCCCTGGATCCGGACAAAATTTTGATGGACCCAAACGATATCGTATTCGTTCAGGGGCTTGGCTGAGTTCTGGTCGTACTTCTCTTCCCTTTGGCCTTCTCGAACGGAGCGAGTTGAATCGTAGACGAACTTTCTCCCCGTCTTGAGTTCATCATCCGAAAGTTGGAACCATGGCTTTTTCCCCGTCTTTGGGTCGTCGCCCTGCATTTTGGCCTTCACGTCCTGAACGTACATGGGCCATAGGACGATAAGGTATGGACTCGACTGTGCCGGATTGATCCATGAAGAGGCTGGGTGAATCCTCACGTTTTCGATGGGAAGAAGCTGAATCCTTGGTTGATCCCTGCGGATCGTGATGGTTTCCGATTCCGCCATCATCGGCTCGCCGGTCGCAGGGTCTACCATCGGGTTTCCGAACTGATCCTGTTGGGGAATCTGCTGGGCATCTGTTCTCTCCTCGTATTCCCAGTCCTGATAGGAAGCCACCACCCCCAGTTTCATGGCGTCTTGGATCCCCCCGATGCAGGTCAGAAACCAGGGGATTGTATTTTCCAACCTGTAGTTGACGAGCTCCTTGGTAATCTCTGCGCTTGCCACCTGTTCAGGGTTGTCCGGATTTTGGCTTTCGATTGAAACGGTATCGGGGTTGCTGAAAAAAGCGGCTACCGCGGCGGCTTCGTTGCTCCTGATCGCCGCCCTGGTCTTGGGCCGGAAAATCTTCGACCTGTACCTGTACTCCGGGGAATTGTACTTCGAGCCTGCATGGTGCCGATTTGAGAAATGACGAAGGGCGTTCTCCCAGTTTTTCCGGTAGTTGTTGTCCATGAAACTGGTGGACTGATCGTAGGCCAGTTGGGCAAGCTGAAGCCAAACGCTATCTTTTTCGGATACCGTCTGGCCGTCTGGGATTGCGATTTCGTTAGGCATTATATTCCATCCTGGCTATACATATCTGTCAAAAAGGCTGTTTTGAGGCATTCCCATTGCCATTTTGGAATATAGAGGCATCACGCCAACCTTAATTTCATATTGAGACGCCCCGCTCCAGGCTGATGCTTCGGAAGCACCCCCTCCACATACTTCGGATCCTCCCCGGTCGCCCATCCTCTCCGGAGGTTCGCCCGCTCGAGTATCTCCCCGCCTGCCCGCATGACGCACTTCAAAGACGGATCGGCGTAAAGCCTCCCCAGGTACAGCCAATACCCGTACCTAAGATTCGAATTGAGGACCGCACAAATATCCAAATTTATAATTTTGCACATTCCCTGTACGTCCTCATCGAGTTCAACCTGCCACATATGCCCCGGATATGCCTTGTTAAGTTTGGCCTTTGCGGCCACACAAAGGGCAATGTCGCTTGCCGTGTTGCGATGGTCTTCCTTCTCCAGAATCGTGTTTTCGAGATTACTCGCTATCAGTCCCATCAACTTGCCTCGTAAATCCCTGAATCGGTGTGGTCGGTGGATTCGAATTCCCGATCATTCGAGAACTCATAGGCCACATCCGGCTTGTAGTGCTCCGGATCGGCATCCAGGACCATCCCTAAGAAGCTAATTTCGCGGTAGGTTGACATTTCCCAACAGCCCTCCCAATTATGGAGTTATCCGCAGCAATGAGGAAATAAGAATCACAGGGAGTACAAAACCAAGATTGTCCCCCTGCGTTATACATTTCACCGCCGCATATCGGGCATATGTTCTCTGTTATTTTGAACAATTCAATGGTTTTGTCTGTTTTGAAAGTCTTCATCCCACCTCCCCGGCGAATGCCGGCACAAGTTCAACGCCCCGATCCAACTTTATCGGAGCGGATATTTGCATGTCGTAGATTCTGGACATGGCGTCCAGGAAGTCCTTTGCGGTTGTCGCCGGGAAAAAATTGTACTCGTTGGTGACGAGGTACTCCACGAGGTTGTAAATCCTTCCGTCCTCGTTTTTTCGTTTTACCGGCCTGGCCACCAGGTAGCCCTTTCCCTGTTCGGACATCTGCCGCTGGAGGGACGTTTCCTGGATTTCGTATTCAATTTGGCCGTCTTTGTTTTTGCCTATCGGATAGAAGAATCTCCAGTTCTGATGGTCCGGAATCAACCGCCGGATCCGGTCATCCTTGGCCTGTTCCGAGTCGTAAGCCCAATTGACCTCTTCGATCTCAAACGCGCACTTTTCGAACCTCATCATGGTCTCGAAGTGCTGAATATCGGCCTGCATCCCGTAACGCTCGTATCCCACCCGTACCGTCTGAACCCCAGCTGAACGCAGCCATTTATGCCGGAAAAACTTCAGGGCCTGCCACCTCTCGTTGAGGTCAAGCTTGTGGCAGAGGCCGTCAAGGAGATATTTATTCAGGGCATGATCCACCCCAACAACGGCCATTGCTGTGCGGCAGGATGCCTTCTTTTTCGAATTTGCGGGATCCACCAGGATATAAACGTTCAGCGTTTCCGGTCTCACTTCGTAGGGCCGAATCCATGCCGGCTTGAACTCCTGCTGCTCGCCTGCGAGAGGGTTTTGAAGCATCTGACAGGCTATCGTTCTTTCCGAAATATCGGCCCGCTTTTTTGCCCACTGAGCCTCGGTCAGGAAAACAGGCTTGCCGCCAGGAGTCCCGTCCTGGGTCGCTGGGTGAACCCTGGGGGTGGCCACCCCACGAGTCAGCATAACCCCGTAGGTGTCCGCGTAATTGTATCTTGTGCCGATGTACCAGACCCGTGGAGGCTTCTCCCCGGATTGCTCCTGGGTCATGAATGTGGACAACTCCCACATCTCCGTGGTTTTCAGAATCATTTCCGGCGATGTGACGGCCTTCTCGGTTACGACATCATCGTAGATCATCAGCCCGAAATGGGATCCTGTAGGTTGTCCGTCGACAAGCCCCCACCCGGAGATGGTCGCCTCCGCGGGGTTTCCTTTCCGTTTGACGACCAGACCTCCGTCACGAGACCACACGGGGGCTTCCTTCTTCGGGTTTGCCCAAAACACATCCGGCCATAGCCTCGGAAGATTCGGGTTGTTTTCCATCTCCCGTTTCAGCCGGACCACGAATTTATCCCTGGCGTGAGCTGCATTGTGAGAGAAAATGCCTATTGTGATTTCCCCTTGGGATTTTATGATCTCCTGGATGGACCCACCGAACGTAATCGTGGTGGACTTACAATGCTCCCGCGCCCATAGATCGAGACATCCATCCGGGCAGGCCTCAACCTCACGAACCCGGCCATAAATCCACTCGTGGTAAATTCGGGGGATCTGTGCCCCAAGGCGGAGCACCCACGTCATGAGAAAATACCGGTCGATCTCTGCGATCTGAGCTTCGACCCAGGGATCAAGATGTGGATCATTGACGACAGCGCCGTAGGCCGCAAGCGCCTGGCTGTATGTGGCTCCTGGGAGGAACCCGATCAACTCCGAGACGTAGGCCTCGTTATTTTTGTGTGCCGGCGATAGCATTTTTCAAAGCCAGTAGTCCCATAGGATCTGCGCTGTGGATTACTTCCATCGGCCCCCCGTCCTTCCCGGTGTGCTCCCGCTTCTCGGGTGCGTACATCCCCCGGACTTTGATGGCCATGTCCAGGGTGCGCCGCTGGAGCTCTGGGAACTCGACATCGCAGGCAAGGAGGGTGTCGCCGTCTCCGAAAACATCCCCATCTTCTCCCATCTTCACCGTTCCGCCAGTGGTGACGATCCTCCACCCTGGCGGCAGATTCTCCTGCTTAACGGCCCCCTTGACTTTCTGAAAAATCGTCTGCTTTCCCTCCATGAGGGAGAGCATTTTCACCTTCAGGGCTTGCTCGCTCAAAGACGACTCATCGAGCCATTTGTCAATCTTTACGGATAGTTTTGTGAACGCCTGGCATCCCATGTGCCGTAGGCCTTCTTCGGATTTGCTCTTGTACCCTGCCACCCTGGCGGATTCGGTTTTGTTGAGGAAGGTTTGAGGATTGGCTTGATCGATGTAAGCGCGGAACCACGCATTCAGTTTGGACACCCGACCGGCGTCCTTTGGTTTCTTCACATTTTGCTTTCCCTTTGCCACTGTATCAACCCTGCTACGCTGTTAATTCCGTTAAAATTTTTGCCCTTGACGGATGCCTTAACTTTCTGAGCGCCGTGGCCTCGATCTGCTGTACTCGAGGCACTGTGACTCTGAGGAATTGAGCTATTTCGGAATATGTTTGCATTGAAAAAAACCTGGACCTAATGACCATCGCCTGGCGAACCGGAAGGGAATTTAAAACCTCACCAAGCTTGTCTCTGGTTTGGGTGCGCGAAACGATTTCCTCAGCAGAAACTTGCGAATACGTACTGACCGTAATTTCATTGAGTTGCGCTTCCAACAGATCGACATCCGAATCGGATTTGATTTTGCAAAAATATCTCGGGAACAAATCCTCAACATCCGCCCTCAAAACCTTTGCTATCCGCGACACCGAGGGCTTTACGTGGCCGCTCATAGCGAATATTGGGCTACGTGTCCCGTTCGCAAGAGATGAAATATAACCTATGCTTACCTCCGCCGCCTTGGACAGGTTTTTGAGCGTTAAACCCCTCGAGACTCTGTAGGCATGGATTGAGCTCTCATATTCACGATTTTCCCAAAAACTGGCTTTATTGGCTCTCATGCACCCGAGCGTAGAGTATCTACGGTTTTTGGCAACCCCCTGAGTGCTACCGGTAGCATTTGACAATTTTTGTCAGTTTGCCACCAATTTGCGTCAAACCGGTGTAGGATTTCACAACATTGCACCTTCAATGCTAAATTGCACATTTTTATTAGCAATGATTACAGCTACTTAAAACTTTCTTTACACACATTGCACACTTGGCACACGATTTGCTCTATATCAGGGCAAGACAAACAACACATGCCCCGAAGGCCGGCGGGCAAACCGGCCTTGACCCGATTAGAGGGGATTGCCGCCTTGAGCGGTTTGCTCGAAACAGGAGATTTCAACATGAGAAGAATTGAAGGCATGTTTTTTGACGGTGGCATGAGATGTCACCGTTACATCTTCGACATGGAGCGTGACAGCAACAACACTTACCGTTGCGTCGGCACGCTACATCAGCCACCCAGCAGCAAAGAGCGAGTCGTTGACCATGATTACGACGGCATGACCGCCGAAGATATCCGGCGGAAATGCGGGATTGAGATTAAGGAGCTGTAAGCCAAAGCCCCGGCCCGAGGGCAATATCGGGCATGACCCGGAGCGACCGGGGAGGGAGGACCGATGGACCGCATGAAGACCGCGAAACTCCTGTCGCGGATTGTCCGCGATAGGATGGAAGGGCCGGACATATGGTGCCCGGCCTTTACCGCAGCCGTGGACCGACTATCAGAAGGGTGCCCGATGGGTCTGCCATGGTCGATTTTAAATGCCGGGAATACTGGTTACATAACTCAACAGGCATTATGGGTCTGGACGGATGCCGACTGCCGGCTTGTTTTTGGATTTTCCAGAGACGAAATTTTGGACATGATAGATGGGAGGCTCTAAATGAAAAACCAAGTCCGTTTCCCGCTCATGATCGACGAGCGGGTGATTAAGATGGCCCGTGCCCTTCAAGGCCTCTGCGGGCATAAAAGCCTATCGGAATATGTCAGGCAGGCAGTCATCGAAAAAAACCAGCGGGAGGCCGTCCGGCTATCCCGCGAAAACCTGCCTCAGCCGGAATAGACGTTTTCCGGCGCCTTCTCGACCCAGGGATCCCCCACCGGGGTCTCGATAGTCCGAAACGTGAACCCGCACTCGGTGCAGGCCAGCTTGCGCCGGGTGCAGGTGTCGAACTGCTCTGTCCGCTCGACCTCGAGTTCCCTCCGGTCACACCCGCAGCGAGGGCATTTCATTCACACCCCGCTTCCCGGCGGAACCTTCCGCGCCTCTTGGGCTTCCAAACAATCCACAACACGCGCGAATAACAGCTCAATCATGCTATTGTGCATGTTCTGTTTTTGCCAATGGAGCATCAATTCCCGGTTGAAATCAGCCTGAACCTTCGCACCCTTCCCGGCTCCACGGCACACCCAGATTATCCAGGCTGCCCACCAGGCCATGAAACCGACCACGCTCCCAAGTGCCACTCCCTGCCATGTGATCATTATTCCACCCCCAATTTCAGGAATACGCTACGCTTCGCCAAATGCCCCACAATCAATTTTCCCGACCCATGGGCAAACTGACCCCAATGAAGGGTTGATCGTTGAGCCTTGCCTATGATCCGTTCGCGGAATCTGGTCATGCTGCCTCCACCGTTACCCATACCCCGGGCATTTTTTTGTCGTTGGGTCCGAACTCATCTGATAGGCCCTTAACGTATTTTCTCGAATCATCATGGATCACACCAGCATGCACGAGCCCATCCAGGATGAATTTTCGGGCTGCAAAAACATTGTCTGGATCGCGCCGGCTGTTCGGTTCTACCCAGAGGCAATAGACCCGGCACCGCTCAAAGACGGGATTTTTCTGGTGCCCGACACAGGCGGCGACTCTGCGGGTCCAGTCGTCTTTCATCAAAGTCCACTGGGTCACCTGGTACTTTCGGCGCCGTGACAGCCAGGGGACTTTCCGCTTGGCCGCGTCCATCATCTCGTTGAGGCCTGGTAACGGTCCTGGAATGAAGAACTGAAGGCGGTCCATCATGCCCCCTCCGCTTTCGCCCGATAATTCCGTTCAGCCTCTTCCTCGGTCCAGCCAGTCGCGTTCCGGCAGCCGCAGTTCATTTCCCATTCCGGATTCGTCCAGCTCCGCATGGGCCGCGGGGTGATTCCGCAGGTTGGGCAGGGCTTGGGGACCGGGTTGATTGGGTAGATTTTTTCCATCAGGACACCTCCGCCAACGATTCAAACCGTGTGTAGCAGTTCAGATATGCGAGCTTGACGGTCCCCACCGGTCCGTTCCGCTGTTTTGAAAAAATAATCTCGGCTATGCCCCGGTTCGAGTTTGTTTCGTCAGAGTTGTAGACCTCATCCCGGTAAATGAAGGCCACTACGTCCGCATCCTGTTCCAGGGATCCGGATTCCCGAAGGTCCGAAAGCTGAGGTCTCTTGTTGGGACGTTTCTCAAGATCCCTGTTGAGCTGGCACAGTACCAGGACCGGGATATTCAATTCCTTGGCGAGGCCTTTTAGGGCAGCTGAAATACTCGAAATTTCCCGTTCACGCCCATCCTGTTTGTCACCGTGCATGAGTTGGAGATAATCGATCACGATCAGCTTCACGCCTTCGGTATGGTGGTATTTCCGGGCCTGCTGCCTGACCTGGTGGTATTTCAACCCTGCCCGGTCATCGATCCAGACAGGAAGGTCGGTGATTTTACAGGCTGACGTAGTTATCCGTTGCCAATCGTCTCGGTTTGCCATGGAGGGATTCAAGAATTTGTTGGTCATCACCCTGGCATCGGAAGCCAGGATTCTCCGGGTGAGTTGCTGCTTTGACATTTCGAGGGAAAATACCAGAGTCGGATAGCCTGCCGCGGCGACGTTGGAAACGATGTTGACCGCAAGGGCGGTTTTCCCCATCGAGGGCCGGGCCGCCAGGAGGATCAAATCCGAGTCCTGAAACCCGGAGGTCATCAGGTCGATGTCCCGAAATCCGGACGGGATCCCCGTGCAGGTCGTTTTAGCATCCGCAAGGGCTTCAAGCCGGTCTATCTCGTTGCTGACCAGAATTCCGATAGGCTCACAGCTATCCACGATGGAATCATTCCCGAGGGATGTGATTGCCTGGTGGGCGTCATCAATGACCTGATCGAACGATTCATGGCTGTTGAAACACCGCTCCGTGATCTTGCAGCTGATCCCGATCAACTGGCGCAGCTTCGCGGCGCCCTTGACCACGAGCGCATAGGATTCGAGGTTTACGGCTACAGGAGATTCGTCGATAAGGCTCGCAAGGTATGCCGCACCCCCAGCCTCTTCCAGGCACCCGTTTTCCCGGAGCCTCGTAACCATCATGGGAAGGTCGGGGTGTTTTCGTTCTTCGTTCAGGCTCTTCGCGGCTTCGAAAATCTTCTGGTGGGCGGTCCGGTAAAAATCCGTCGGCTGAAGCAGGTCGAAAACGATATCGCATTCCCCCGGAAACAGCATGATCGATGTCAGGATCGACTCTTCGACCTCGATGTTTTGGGGTGGAAGTTTTTGGTCAGGAAGAGCTTTTTTCATGAAAACAGGTCCTTTGCGGTTTTTACTTTGTAGGCCTCTCCGGTTGGGCGATGGATGGGCTTGTCGTCAACAGGTTCATCTTCCCACCTGCGGGCCGAAAGCCACCCTTGGGCCATTTTTGGAGTCCCCCCAACGGCTTTTATCTTTGGCCTTTCTTCGGCATACCTGGATGCTGCGGTGACGATCTGTTCGACAAGGGCATTGGTCAACTGCGGGATATCGTACCAGGATTGAGCGGCTTCGGATTTCCCTCTGGAATCCCCCCAGGCTTTCCAGAACAGGTTGAAAGATTCGAGTCGTTTCCCGGTGAGCTTCCGGCCTTTTTTGTCCAGGTAGAAAGCTTCACCGTTTCCTGCATCGGCAGATGCAGAAAGATCTTTATCTTTATTCCTTTCATACCTTTCATTATGTAGTGGTTGGTCGTTGGTTGGTCGTTGGTTGGTCGTTGGTTGGCTGCTTGGTTGGATGCTTGGTTGGCATGTTTGATAATTACTATAGTTACAGATAGTTATAATACTACAAACCTTGGTTGATTCGATGGTTAAAAAATCGCATCTCCGCAATACCTCGATTGAAGTCCTTATATTCTGCGGGCTCAGGCCGGTCTCGGATGCTAAACGCTCTCTACCAGTGGCTATTTGACCACGCCTGATTAACACCTCTTTTCCTGCGATAATGGTTTTATGGTCCGCCCATGCCGCAGACAGAATAAGGTGTATGGCAAGATGGCAAGTCAGTGGTTTTTTATAGAAAGACGTGTCAAGAATCGACCGCCATAGATATACAAAAGTGTTATCTTGCATCGTCTATCTCGGTTAATTCGACGCAATCTGTCTTTAAAAACATCCCCTTTGGATACCCCAGAAGCTGAAGAAGCCTTTTCCCGAAATTTTTCCCCTCCCAACATTTTTTACAGAACGTATAGTCATCCCCGCTCATCCCGACAGCGATACCAAGCCGTTGGACCAAGAGTTTGTCGTAATCGCGCTCACCACATAAACGGCACGATAAAATATCCCCGGCCCCATCTCCGAACATCCCCCCTTTGTATTTCGCAATCTTCATAAACCTCCTCCATTTCGCAAAGCATCGATGCGGCGCAACAGAGTCTTCACCATCTCGGCCTTGGTTTCTGATTCCGGATGCCTTGATTCGATCAACCGAAGATGCCGGCGAAGGGATAGAATCCTGATCCGCCTTTCGTCTTTGATGGGAATCGGTTTCACCCCTCCGCCTCCTCTACCAACTTCAAATCCTTTACCCGTGGCCAATAAAATTTACCCATTCCCTTGCCGGATTTTGTCGGGACCTTAACCAGATATGATTCATGGTCCCTTGGCCTCCCATCTGCATGGCCTACTCCACTCGGATACCTACCAGCAGGCACAACCTCCACAACAATACCTGTTTTTTCCTTCCGAGATCCGTTTGCCTGTGAGCTCCATTTCACCTTGTCTCCGAATTTCATCATTCAGCCTCCGCAACCATGGCCACCAACTGCATTTCCGGGGTCCGGTAATATTTCTTCCCGATTGCTGCAAGTTTTGCCCATAATTCCGGGTAGTCGGAGAATAAATCTTCAATCTTTGCTTGAGCTGGCCGGCGGTCGAAAGCGGCCTGCACGCCTGCGGTCCTGCGGCGGTCCATGCACTCCTGACAGTACCCGGTGGGCTTGTCGTTTTTGATGTTTCGCGCCATCTCCCCGACGGGGATCTCATGACCGGCCCTCCTACAGGATGGGTCTTTGCAGCGCATGGTTTCTTCCCGCTCCACGCTGAGGACCATTGAGGTGGAGGAAGGGTCAATTTTCTGCGCCCACGGAGCGTAGGCTGTCTGGGTTTTCGGTTCTACGGTCTTCCTGGTGGCCTGTGCGGCGATCTGTGCAGTCACTTCGGTTTCCTTTCGTTGTGGAGGCCTTCCCGGTCTCCGTTTTGGCATGACAGTTTCTTTCACGGCTTCCTCCCTTACGGCGTAGGTGCGGTTTTGCGGCTGGGGAGCGGTGATCATCATGGAGGGGGTCTTTCCCTGCCAGCGCTTTCGCTTGAGCTTCGCCGGCAGGATGATTTCTCCGGATTCAACCTGAGCTCGGATTTCTGCGCCCTTGCTGCAGGATTCGCATTCAGGATCGAGCAGGGCCTCGGCCGGCTTCCCGCCATTGGTCGGGGCGACTTCCTTCTGCCTAGTCCAGCAGGTCAAAGGGGTGATACGGGTGCCCAAGTGATGGGGACATGGGAACATCGAGGCCCATATCTCCGCCGTGCGTTCTGGATTCATTCGGTCCCTCCGTCCCTGGAAGCTGATAGGAGAGCGCAAACGACAACACCAAGAACCGCTCCGATGAAAAGACCTCCGAAGAATGCGAACATGGTTTCCCTCACTTTCTCGGCCATTTGAATTCAGGTTCCGTTGTTTGTTCCTCCGGCAGATCCGGCAATCTGGTACACATATCCGTCTCGTCCCACCACCACCGACATCTCTCCGGGAAGTACGGGTGAACTTCGGACCCGTCGCATTCCTTCGGTCTATCCGGGCAGGTGCAGCGGGTTATCGGACCAGGCTCCCGGCAGTTACTCACGACCCCGGCATGGGCGGGATGTTTCCGCCGGGGAATGTTTTATGCTTCATCCTGTCGTCGAGCTCCGGCCTTGTATCCAGCGTATGGAGAATTGAGAGTAGGGAAAAGACAGCTCCGGCCAGGTGGTGCTTCTTGATCCCGAGCTTTTCAGCATCGGCGTCCCAGTCTTCACCTTCGTGCCAGAACTTTGAAATGTGCCTTTCGGCTGCATCGATCAAAATTGAGACATTGAACCCAAGACGCCAGGATTCCCGCTCATATTTTATCAGTCCCTCCTGATAGGCCGGGCAGACGTATTTTATGAGCACGTCCAGGGGGAGAAGGGAGGGCTGCGGTTTCCCCTCCTGAATGTTGTTCTTTGGAGCCGTTTCGGAAAGGCTTGCCTTCTGGTGGGGATTCATGCTTCCTCCGGCTTGTCGATCACGACGACTATCGTGTTGACGTTGGTCCCGGAATCCTTGAAAGCCTTCTCCGGAAGTCGCTCCATCCATCCGTACTGCTCAACCATCTGCCGAAAGCCGATGGTCTTTTTGTTCTCACGGAACATGACTCCTGCGGACATGACGGAAACGAGGCGGCCACCCGGCAAAAGGAACTTGCAGGCATGGGAAACGTGATCTATGTCGGCCTGGTTTTCGAAGGGGGGGTTCATGACGATTCTGTGGTAGGCCGGAATTGCGACAACTGAAAGAAAGTCACCCTCGGCAGGATCCAAGCCAAGGGCTTTGAGTTTCGTTATGTTGTCGGGCAGGATTTCGACGCAATCGAGTTCGGCGCATTCCGGAATGTATCGGATGATTGCCCCGTCTCCGGCGGAAGGCTCAAGGATTTTATGGTGGGTCTCCACTTCGGCCAGATCCACCAGCTTCTGGGCGATCTCCGGGGGTGTCGGGAAGAACCCGTACTTTTTCGGCGGTACGATCTCTCCGGCCAACAGGACGGCCTCGAGTTTATCGGTGGGATCCCCGTCGAACAGATGGGCCTTGGCTTTCCGGTTCCATTTTCCCCCGATGTTTTCCAGGATCTCGTTGACGGCCTGGTACTGCTTCCGGTCAAGTTGCCCGCAGGTTAGAATGACAGCGTTTTTTTCAACCGTAACGCGGCTGAGAGTTGCCAGTGTGCTTTCATCAATTTTCTTTGCCATTTGATCCCTCCAAGTGCTCTTTGACTTCCTTAACGTAGTCCTCAGCCGTCTTGAGCCATGTCCATAAAATCTTATGGTCTTCCCTCGGAAAACCTTCCCAGGCTGATAGGACAAGCTCAAAAGCCTTTTCCAACTTGAATGAGGCTTCTTCCGGGGTCACTCTTTCCCCTCCCTCTCAAACTCCCTTTCCCTCCGCTTCTCAGCGGTCGGAATGTCCTCCGGGTGCTCCCTAAACCGCCTGGGGCATCCTGGAGCATGGCTTCCTTCCTGGTTACATTCAGGACATTTCATAATCACACCCAGATCATCACGGCGACATAGTAGGCCGCCATGGCCGAAAGAAGGATCAGACAAAGGATCGTTTCGTCGCTCATATGTCCCCCAAATTCCATAGGTGCTTTACCCTGTCCCCCATTTTACATAGGGAATTTCCCTATTTTGAGGGTAAGAAAAAGGCCGGTCCTTGGGGGGGCCGGCCTGGGGTTATTCCTTCAGTGTAAGTTGTTGAGTTTCTTTCGTTTCATATTTTTGAGAATACGAAAAACATACGGGCGGCATACCGCTGTATGCTTCAAATTCAGGCAAAAAAAATTTATCGTTTACGCCAGGCATCGAGCAAAGGTCCAAAAACATCAGGGTTTGAAAGGAGGGTCTCAACTTGGTCCAAGGTGTAAACAGTCCCTACCTCGGCGGTTTTTTCGATGAATGCGGTAAACTCGATTCGTTCGGCTCTCCGCGCCCGGTCGATCCGGTCTTCAAGCTCGGGGAGAAATCTGACGGTGTGAGGTTGGCCTTTGCTTTGCTGAGGGGGTTTACATGGTCGGCCCCTGTTGTCGTTAATCACAATTTTTCCGGGCCGGTTGAAATGGAAGACTTGCTCAGACATGGGGCCTCCGAAATACAGGTTGACTTTTCTGTTGACGGTGATAATTCAAACCTGAATTATTGTTCGCAAAGATCTTCAACCCGCACCTGGCCCTGTGTGGCCTTCTGGATCTCTATTGCCGTAGGCAGGCTTGGAACATTCTGCCCGTTGAGAATGCGCCAGATTGTGGGTTGTGGGATGTTTGCGAGCTTCGCAAATTGAGTCGCGGAGATTTTTTCTTTTTCCAAATATGCATTCAGTTTCATGAGGTAATTATACATATATGGATTTCTATGTCAACAGGAAATGCAAATATGGATTATGAATCGCAAATCAAGGCATTTGGGTTAATATTTAAGGATGAGGCCCAAAAGTGCGGCTTATCACAGGCAGAACTTGCAAAACTTGCTAATGTCACACAACCGAGTGTATCGAGGGTGTTTAAAGGGAAGCAAGACGCTGTATTCGTTAAAATTATGTTCGCATTAGGGTATAGAATTTGCAGGGGGATCGAGGCGCAACCATTAATAGAAGGAGGTGCCACGTTGGATGAAGAACTCAAGGCGTCCTATTTGAACCAGATCCGCAATTTGGAGGAAAGGGTGTTGGGGCTTGAGGCCGACAAGGCCCGGCTCTTGGAACAGTTAAAAAAAACGGAGGTGGATCTGGAGTTGGCTCAATCCAAACATTTACAACAGAACGGCCTTTAGGTAAAGTGATCGAAATCACTAAAATCAGAAAGGGGAAAATAAAATGGGAAAAATTATTGCCTTTGCCATGATCCTTTTTTGTTCCGTAGCCTACGCCCAGGAGGAGATGCAGACCCAGGCTATTTACGGCACGGATCTATACATTTTGGACGTGCATCATGTTACAGGCATGTCGCCAGCATACATCCATGACGGGTACAAATATAGGCGTGGTGAGCTCGACCAATATGTAGGATGGCCAGCTCAGTACAACTACCCCAATATGGACCTCTATGTTGGGACAACCTCAATTTTAGCTATCTATTTCAACAACGATGGGTTGTCCACAGTTGCCATGATCCTACCAATCGATCCCTTCTAAAACCCTCAACTGAAAAGGCCGCCCTCCGGGGCGGTTTTTTTATCTCTTTATTTATCCATATATGTATTTTCCGCTTGACACGTCAATCCATTAATGTATAATCCCTCCAACACCACAACGGAGGGAACCATGACCGACCTCGTAATTCTGAAGAAAAATAGACCCACCACAACCAGCCTGCTCGTTGCCGAAAAATTCGGGAAGCGACACGATACCGTTCTCCGGAAAATCAGAGAACTCGAAATTCCAAAAGATTTCGCTCTCCGCAATTTCGCGGAGACCTCATACCTCGATCAGCAGGGCAAGGAACAGCCTGTTATAGAAATGACCCGCGACGGGTTCACCTTCCTGGCCATGGGTTTCACAGGGAAAAAGGCCGCTGAATGGAAGATCAAATACATCTCCGCTTTCAACTCCATGGAAGAAGTCCTTCGCCGTCAGGCCAACCAGTCTTGGCAGGAACTCCGCTCCCAGGGCAAAGCCGCCCGGCACGAACTTACCGACACGGTTCAGGATTTTATCGCCTACGCTGAAGCCCAGGGATCGACAAAGGCCGAATGGTATTACACCCTGATCTCCAAGGCGACTAATAAGGCTCTTTTCATCATCGAAAACCGATACGGCCAAACCTTCCGGGACATGCTCACCGGGATGCAGCTCTCCTTTCTTCAGACCTCAGAATTCATCGCCCAAAACGCAATCCGTGAAGGCATGGAAAAGTCGATGCCCTACAAGGAAATCTACGTCCTGGCACGGGACAAGGTTGCTGCCTTCGCTGAGACGGTAGGAAAAACCCCTGTCCCCATGAACCAGATCGAGCACCGAGAACAGCTTCAGCTTTCCCTTGAAACGATGGAGCCCATCCATGCGTAACTGGTGGCTCCCTGATAGCTGCCCGGCCTGCGGGCTTGGTCTGGTGGCGACAAACGGCAAGGTCGTCTGGTGCATCAACAATGAATGCCGGATGTCGATCAGACCTTTACCAAGAAACGAATTTTTCCCTGTGCAGGAAAAGATCAAAGACCTTCCGACCGAGGAATGAATGAAAACTATCAGATTCACATACCAACTTTCGCCAAGCTGTACAGGCTACAAGTGCTCTGAGCCTGGGGATATGAGCGGGCTGTACGTTAAGGCGGAAGTTGCGTTGAGCCTCTTGGAGCACTTGAAGGACTTATCCGAAACCGTAGACGAAGAAGTCCCATCGCATGAATTCGGGCAGGCTCTTAGGATCGCCTTAACCGATGCGCGGAGGGCCATCAAGCTGGCCGAAGGAACCGAATAACTCCCCGACAACCGTCTTTCCCTACTCGCCAGCAACCGGCATAGCCAACCGCAGCGGTATGGAATTGGATAGAAGATCCTCCGGGATCGTGGTGGGGGAATTTAGGCAAGGAAGATCCGAAGCGGAAGGAACCAAAACGCAGGAGGCACATTGGCAAGGAGCGACCACATGAGAAAGCCAGGAGAAGCGTTCGAAGATTACAGAAACCGCCTCAAGAATGCCGCCAAAAAGCTCAAGGAGTACATGGCTGGCAGAGTCCTGAAAGGCACCGAGACAACCCACATCAAGCCGCGTGGCAGGAAGAACCAGACATTTTCGAAGCTTTCCATGGAACACAGGCTGGGACCTGCTTACCGCGCAAGACGGAAGATCAAGAACAAGATCGCTGCCCGGTCCCGCAGGCTCAACCGGATGAGTACGTAACCGATTTAACCCCCATCGTGGATGGGGCAAACCCCGCAAGGGGAAACCGCTGGGCGACCGGGCATATCAGGTCGCAATGTAAAGGGTCCAGATGATAATGGTCGCCGGCCTGCATCGGGCAGTAACCGGCAAAGACGGCTCCCCTGGAAAGCAGGGAACTTAACGGGGGAGCCGATCCAAAGGAGGAACATGGAACCGAAAACCGCAAACCATATAACCGAAGGATTCGGTCACCTTTACGATGCATCCCATGTACTCAACCAGGCCGTGGGGGAAATGGATATCGTGGAACAGGGGGATTTCCTCTGTGAGCTACGGGACATGGTTTCCGAGCTCCGTACCATTGAGCGCAAATATGAAAGATGCCGACTCCGCGCCGTACCGTTCGCCATCGAAGAGGCCGCATGAGAACCCTGATATTCGGAATGATCGTCTTCGCCCTGGCAGCCGCTGAGTTTGTCAGGGCAATCCGTGAAGCACAAAGAGAGATCGAGGAACCCCAGATCGCCCGGCACGGGGAAGTGGACTCCGAAAGCGAGCTGGATGCGATCATTCCGCCGGGCCAGCACGGCTAACAATCACACCCGGGCGGCAGCCGGGCCGCCCGGCCAACCAATAGAAAGAAAATCATGGAAAATCTACCAGCGACATACAGCAAGGCAATGGACCTTGCAAAGAAGGAGCAATGGAACATTCTCACCCCGGCCGTCTCCATGGAGGGATTGAGCGAATTCCACAAGCCCGTTGTGGAGGTGGTCCGACTCTCCCCCCTAAAAGAGCAGGGAGACGTTTACCCGGCCAGCAACAGCGACGACGGAGGGGGCAAGGTCCGTCTCTCCGGGAAAGGAATCGAGAAGCTTTCCATGGCCGCCTGCGTCATGTGGAACCTCGATTACTCCAAACGTACCGACGACCGGTCAGACGATGATTATGTCTCATGGCAGGCAGTCGGCGGCATCCGGAAACCTGATGGAACGGTGGTCTGGATGAAGGCGGAATATGACCTCGATATCAGAGTCCTTGAGGATGAGATGGTCGAGCAGGCCCGCTCCCGCCACGCGAAAGCCGTCAAAGGCGGAAAGGATTGGGCGAAGAAGCAGCCGGTTGACGATTACGTGAAGTACTGCGTTACTCGAGACCTACCTCAAAAAAGGAAGCATCGGCTGAAATTGGCCGAAACCGGAGCCAGAAACCGGGTGATCCGGGCTCTCCTTGGCCTCAAGAACGAATACACGGTCGCTGAAGTGCAAAAGCCTTTCGTGCTGGCGCGGATCGTCTTCCAACCGGACTACACTGACCCTACCGTAAAAACCGCAATGCTGGCGGCATTCATCCAGTCTACAACCGGAGTCTTCGGCCCGACGGTGGCCACCCAGGCCCCGGCCTGTCAACCAATCGACATCCCCAAGAGTGATTATCAGGTCATGGACCCGGACGCCCCCCACGGTAACGGCGACGAACCCCAGGGTCAGCCGACCGAAGCCCCCGACAAAATCGAATCCCAGGCCGCCGACTTCAACAGCCAGTCCACCGACGAACAAGTACAGACACTGGAAAAGCTGATCCGGCAGAAGGGGTATGACTATGACGGGTGTTTTACGTCCCTGAATAAGCCCGTGATCGCCCTGAAGGATCTGTCCCAGGGGAACAAAGATAACCTTTTCCGCCGACTTATAGACATGGAAGACAACGACATTCCTTTTTGATGGAGGTGGATATGAGACCCCTTATCCGTGCCATGAATGCAATCAGGAGTTGCCGTACCCGTTCCCAGATCGCCGTTGCCGAGAAATACGCGGAATTGGCTTTGAAGACGGTCCGGCCCGAAATCCGAAAGCCATACGCTGACCACATCCACAAGATGACCGAGACCGCATGGCGCCGGGCTCTGCGGAATTGAAAGGAGAACGCTCGTGCTTCGAATTTTGCAAACTTCCGACTGGCACCTACGCGACACGGATATTCGAGAGGGCTCAAAGTGCCTTGACTTCATGGCCGACCGGGCCGAGGCCGAGAGCCCGGATTTGATCGTAATCGCCGGAGACTTCTTCGACGCCAGGGGGGTGAAGATGGAATCCGATTCCGCCAAGCTCGCATTCCGGATCGTCTCCAGGCTGGCCGATATCGCGCCGGTGGTCGGGGTGATCGGTACAAACTCGCACGATGGGAGCGCTCCGGAGATTCTGGCGAACGTCCGGGCGGAGCACCAGGTGGTTATCGCATCGAAACCCATGATGATCGGCCTGAAGTCTGGAAAGCTCTTCATCCCGGCGACGAGCACCTTTTTCCCGACCTTTCCGGATGCCATCATTTCCCTGGTCCCCCAGCCGACGAAACAGTGGATGCAAGGCAACGGAACCATCTCCCAGGGAGACCAGCAGGTCGGGCAGGCCATGGCGGGGATTTTTGCGGGATTCGGTGCAGGGGCTGCGGAATTCCCGACCGCGGTACACATTTTATGTGGCCATGGCCAAATTGTAGGCTCCAAAAAATCGGAAAAGCAGGTTCTCACGGGAAACGACATCGAAATCACCCGGGGACAGCTTGAGCTCGCGCAGGCGGATTTGATCGCCTACGGCCATATCCATTTCCCCCAGGAGGTCTTCCCGGGCTGTTTCTACTCCTCTTCGATCTACGCCAAGGACCACGGGGAGAATCACCCGCATGGCTTCTACCTCCATACCCTGGATTGCACCATGAACTGCGGAGAGGACGATGCGCGGCCGCGCCTCACCGACTCAAAGCTCATCGAGACCCCGACTCGCAGATTCTTCCAGGTAAAGACCGACCTTCAGGAAGACCTGGCCAACCTCCCCATTGCGCTCCCCAGCCCCGACCAGGCCGCCGGCGCAATCGTCCGGCTTGAGCTCAAGGCGTGGCAGGACCAGGCCGGCGAGATCGACCGAGAGGCGCTGAAAAAAGCCTACATGGACGCCGGCGCCGAGTCGGTGGAGATCAAAATCACCCGGGTCCCCAGGGAGACCGTCCGGAGTGAGAAAATCATCCACTGCACGACCCTCTCAGACAAGATCGTAGAAATGGCGCGACTCAGGGGTGAGGAAGTCCCCCCTGGGGTCCTGGAAAAGGCCCAGCTTCTGGAATCCGAAACCCCTGAAAAAATCCTGGCGGAAGTCGCCGGGTGAAAGGACATCGAAATGCTGATTTATGACATCGAGATCGCAAAGGCAATTCAAGGAAAGAATGAACAAATAATCGCAGGCGTTGAGTATTGCGGTGGCTGGAATGACCACGCGAACATGGGCATTTCCTGCATTTGTGCCTACGATTACAAAGAAGACAGATACCGAGTTTTCATGGAAGAGAATTTGATTGCGTTTTCAATTCTTGCGAAAACCCGTCACACGCTCATCGGTTTCAACAACATCGGCTTCGACAACAAGGTCATTTCTGCCAACGGACGATTTTTGCCGGATACATTCCCAGATTTGAAATCCTACGACATCCTCCGCGAGATCTGGATAGGCGCAGGGCTTGGGCCAACATTTGAATATCCTTCCCACACAGGCTACGGGCTTGATGCCGTGATCAGGGCGAATTTCCCTGGATGCATCGGCAAAACAGGGCATGGGGCAAGCGCACCTGTACTATTTCAGGATAAGTGCTACGGAGACCTGATTGATTACTGCCTTACCGATGTTTGGCTCACGAAAAAACTCATGGATTTGATCCTCGACAAAGGGGAAATCATCTGCCCTAAAACCGGAGATACGCTCAGAATCAGGAAACCAGAAACGGGCAGATGATTGAATGGACACGCCTACCGGACAGCAACCCATGTTCCCCAAATGGGAACACCTATCCCAACAAGAACTTTTCCCGGATTGGGCGCAATGCCGGTGCCGGATATGCAACCGGAGGCTTCGGGATCCGGACAGCGTTAAAAAGAAAATTGGGCCGGTGTGCGCTGGAAGGAAAGGAAAGAAGGATGAACGCAGAGCAAATAGCAAAAAGTCTTGAAGCCTATACGGCGAGGTACAGCCGCTACGAACTTATACGGGATTACATTTCCCTGTCCAACTGTGCTCTTTCGGTGGATGAACTGATCGATCAATACCGAGTTGGATTCGCAGACGGCATTACAATCCGCCTACGCTGCTACAAGGGCTATCAGATGGAGGATGATCTTCGGGGAAGGCTGATCAAGACTCACCCCGAATTCATTTCTGCCGGAGGGGAAATAAGCGCCTTCGATGGGATTGTTAAGGGCCACCCAGATTTCCGTTTCGATCGCCGCCCTGGCGACTGCAAAAGCGTTCTCATGGATTCCTGGATCCCGGAAAATGGGAAGCTTCCCCGAAAGGTTTACTGGCAGATGCAGGGGTATATGCTCTATGGGTACTTCGATGAATCCCTGGTCGTTTACGAGAGCAGGGAAAGCGGAAGGATAAAGGCTTTTGCAGTCCGGGCAAACCCGAAAATTCAGGAAGAAATTGACAAGAAACTTCGCCAGGTGGTCGCGGAGATAGAAAGGAAAGCGGCATGAAGATCTTATCCCAAAAACTCAGGGGCTTTACTGGGATTCGCCGGGGTATGGGAATCGATGAAATCTCCCTTGACCTATCCGGCTTGAATGGCCTGATCGCTTTCAGCGGAAAAAATGGCGCGGGGAAATCGACCCTGCTTGAAAATCTCAGTCCGTACCGCACCCTCGCCAGCCGCAGCGGAACCCTCGCCCGGCATTGCTTTCTTCGGGACAGCGAAAAGCACCTGTCTTTCATGCTCAACGGCGACGAATACCGCACCCTCGTGAAGATCGATGCTGAATCAGACCGGCAGGAGGCGTTTGTGTGGCGGAACGGAGTCCCCCAGGTTGACGGGAAAGTCCGGAGCTTTGACCGGTATCTTGTAGACCTTCTGGGATCCCCTGAGCTCTTTTTTTCGAGCGTTTTTGCCGCCCAGGGGTCAAAAAAGATTTCCGACCTGACCACCGGCGAATTGAAGAAGCTCTTTTCGGAGTTTCTCCGTCTCCATGTCCTCGAGCAGCACGAGGCCACCAGCAAACAGGCCGTAAACTCCATCTCCCTGATCACATCCAGAATTCTTCAGGACATCGCCGGGCTGAATGGTGTGGCTGATGAGATCCAGCGGCACCGGGCAGCCCTGGAAGAAGCTGACAACTCCCTCGTAAAATCCGTGGCCCTTCGTCTCGACATGAAGCAGGACGTTTATTCGGCCGACCAGGCCGTCACCGAGGCCGCCGAAGCCGTCAACCGGAACGCCGTCCTGGCTGCCCAACTATCCGAGACCCGGAAGCAGATCACCGCCGCCCAAACCGAATACGACCGGCTGAAGACCGAGGCAGAGACCGCCATGCAGGCGTTGAAGGATGCCCACGGCGCCAAGCTGGCCGAAGCCCAGAACCTGAAAGCCGTCCTCGCTGAAGAACCGAAGATCCGGGCCGCCGTCGAAGCCGTCACCCGGAACGAGATCATCGCCGCCAAGGTGACCGACCTGAAGGCCCGCCTTGCTGCCATGCAGGCCGACTACGACCGGGAGAAAGGGGAATACGAGAATAAGTCCGGCGCCCTGAAAACCCAGTACCTCACCCTCAAACACGAAATCGACTCCCTGAAAAAGCTTCTGGAAAATGAATCCGGGATCCGCAAGGCCGCCCAGGACGAAAAAGAGGCCTCCGAGCTTTACCGGCAGACCTCCGAAAAGATGACCGCCGAACAGGAAACCGTTACCCTTCTCACCGACACCGCCCACGCGCTTGAGATGGAGCACCGGGACAAATCCAGGACCGAGGACAAGCTTGCCGATGACCTCCGGGCCAAGGCGAAAGAAAAAAGCGTATCCGTGATCGACCTTGGCCGTGAAGTCGATCGGGTCATGAACGACAAAGAACTTTTCCGTCTCGAATCCGAAGTCCGGGACTGCCACCGAAGGGCCGAAGAACGGAAGGGATTTTTCTACACCATCGGGACTGTCTGTCCTTCGACCACATGCGCCGCGGTCAAGGGTGCCATCGACGCCGAACAAAGGCTGCCCGAGCTTGAGGCTTCTCTGACTGCGAAACAGGATGAAATCTTGTTGCGGGTCAAGGCCATCAGGGAGGTGATCGCCCGGGCCGAGGCAGAATTCAACAGCCTGAACGAGCAGGCCGGCACAGCCGAGAAACACGGCTCCGCCGCCCAGACGAAACGGAAGGCCGAAATCGTCAAGATTCAGTCAGACCTCCAGATCGCCAGAGGCCGTCTCGCCGGCCTGAAGGAATCCGCCATCGGGTACATGGAAGCCCAAAGGAAGGCCGCCGACCTCGCCGCCAACCTCCCGGAGATCGACCAGGCCCGGGGGAAACTCTCCCCGGCAGAGACCCGGCTGTCTGAAATCACCGCCGATGGGATCGCCCTCCGGGATGCATGGACGAAAAGGGAAGAAACACTTGGTTTGGCAATTTTCGACCTCACCAGGGATATCCGTATCGAATCGGAGAAGATCAGCCTTTGGGCACCCGAGCTCGCCGCCCGTCTCCCGGAGATCGAAAAAGCCGCGGCTTCCATCCCCCAGGTGGAAGCCCGGATCGCGGAACTGGCCACCGAGGGGGCCGCCGCCCGGCAGAAATGGGAAGCCCGCGACAAGGACCTGACCGCCAATATTCAGTCCATGGAAAGCCTCTCCCGGGACCAGGAAGGAAAGATCGATCTGGAGGCCGACGGGAAGCTGGTCGCCGCCCGGGAATCCGCCGAGAAGGTCCGGGCTTCCATAGCAAACCTGGAAAAAGAAATCGCGGGAACGGAAACCCGAATCGCCGGTATTCAGCGGGATATCCAGGAGGCCGAAAAGAAGCTGGCCCGGAAAGTGGAGCTCGAAACCGAGAAAGCCCGCAGGGACCGGGACACCTCAGAGTGGATCTACCTCCGGGAGGCCTGCGGGGCGAAGGGGCTTAGGGCGCTGGAAATCGATGCGGTTGTGCCCGCCATCATGTACGAGACGAATGAGCTTCTGTCTTATTCAGATTTCGGAACCCTCAAAATCTACACCCAGGACCCCGAGACCGGCAAAGAGGTTTTCTGGATCAAAATTATCGATAAAGAGGGTGAAGAGGTCCAGTTGGACTGGAGGTCTGGAGGTGAGCAGATATGGCCCATCCAAGCACTCCGGCTGGGAATGACGCTCGTGTCGAAGCAAAAAAGCAATTATGACTACCGTACAGCCTTCAGCGATGAACTCGACGGCGCCCTTGACGTTGAAAACGCAAAGAGATTCGTCAGCCTCTACCCGAATTTCATGAAAAGGGGAGAATTCGAAAACCTTTATTTCATTTCACACAAACCAGACTGCACCGATATGGCCGACCATCAGCTTGTTTTTCACGACGGCGGCATTTCAATCGAATAGGAGGAACCATGACAAAGAGCCTACATATGGGAATTTGCGTCAGAGGCGTTCTCACGAACTGGGGAGATAAGGATTTCAAGGGTATGTTCAACCGTGAGGACGGTTCCCCGATGACGGTAAGGGAAATCAAGGCCGTGCTCTGCGACCACCTCGCCCAGGGCCATGAGGTTATCCCGATGGGTGAGTGCGACAACTGGGACTTGAAAAATGGCTGCGGGGGGCATGAGGTCAAGGATGAGATCAAGGACGAAGAAGTCGTAAGTGTGGAGGAATCGTGAGCGAGGAATGCGGGACTTGTGCCCATCACGGATGGGAAGGGACCAAGAATTACTGCAAGCTCCACAGGCAAATAATCGCCAAGTGGGGGAAGAAGTGCGGGGAATTCCGCGACATGTATAAAAAGGATTGGCCCCCCGCGAAGGAGACCAAAAGTTGAGGCTCCGTAAGCACCAGCGCGAATTCTCCCAGGTCATCGACGGCATCATCTCAGGGGACCCAGTGCGCCGGATCATCTGCAAAGTTACACCTGGGGGAGGTAAGAGCCTGATTCCTATCCTCGCCGGGAAGCTGATCACCGCCGGGCTTGCCGATGCCATTTGTTGGGTCTGCCCTCGCCGGTCCTTGCAGTACCAGGGGGAGAGGAATTTTCAGGATTTGGCCTTTCGGGAAATGCTTGGCCACCGGCTGTCCATCCGGGCATCAACTAACGCCCCTTCGCCGCTACGTGGACTTGAGGGCATAATTACGACCTACCAGGCCATAGGCCTTGACGACCAAAAGACCGTCCTGCAGGACTTCCTTCTGAGACGTTACATCCTGATCCTCGACGAGGGCCATCACGTCGAACAGGATGGAATTTGGCATCAAGCCTTGGCGCCCATCGTCGCCGCGGCGAAATTCGTAATCATGATGACCGGGACAATGGCCAGGGGGGATGAACAGCGAATCGCCTTCCTTGATTATCAATCCTCTTCTGCCGGCTGGATCCCGGTCCTTGAGGATACAGAGGATACCAGGATCATCGAATACAGCCGGGCCGATGCCCTCTCCGAAAAGGCAATCATCCCGCTGAAATTCTCCCTTCACGATGGGCATGCCACCTGGAAAGATGAATTCGGAAAAGAGAAAACCACAACCCTGGCCAAGGCCGGAGACGATGCCAGCAAGGCGATTTACACAGCTCTGAGCACGGAATACGCCGAGGAGCTTCTCGGAATCGCATTTGAACACTGGCGGGCGCACAGGGCGAAGGTGCCGAGTTCAAAGTTTCTGGTCGTGACGGCTAACCTGAAGCACGCTAAGGCTGCTGCCGCTTGGATGAAAGCCCGCTGGTACGCCTCTGAGATTGCCACCTCCCACGAATCCGAGGCCGCGCACAAGGCCATAAAGCGGTTCAAGGACGGAGGTCTCGATATTCTGGTATCAATAGCCATGGCGAGCGAAGGCCTTGATGTTCCAAGCGTATCCCATGAAGCCATCCTGACCCATGTCCGCTCAATTCCATGGATAGAGCAATGTATCTGCCGGGCCGTCCGGATCGATCCCGCCGCCGGTCGATGGGAAAACCAGTGCGGATACATTTTTGCACCGGATGACCCGCTTTTCCGAGAGATCGTCCGCCGGATTGAATCAGATCAGCTTCCTATCGCCCGGAAATCCCGCGCCCTTTCAGACGAGGAAGAGCAGCTTTCCCTTTTCGATAAGGCTCCATCAGGGGAGAAACGCCTGAGTTTCACACCGCTGGCATCCCGGCTCACCTCCCGCCGAGAACTAAACCTTGGCGGAAACGGGTCCGGGCCCCAAGTCCAGACCCCCTTCCCGAAGACCCCGAGCGAGATCGAACAAGACCTCCGGGAGTCCATCGAACGACACGTCCGGCTGTACGAATGGAATAACCGTATCCAGCCCCCGGGGAAGATCAACCGGGAGATCCTGTCCCACTTCGGAAAGCCAAGGGCGGAAATGACCATCCAGGAACTTGAGGCCGTCCGCCGGCACGTTCTTGCTACCTACCCACAAAATCGAATCCGGGGGACCGGCAGGCCGAGGGTTCCGACGAAGGCCCAAGTTTGGACCGGGCCGATACAGGAGGCATGGTGAAATGATCGGACCGGTTGAAAGAACGTCGACATGGATGTCCTGCGAAGAATGCGAAAAGCATATCATCCGCAGCTTGGAGCGAACAGACAGATTCCCAAAGAACACAGTCCATTTTTGCACCAACTTTGAAGGCGGGAAAGTCGGTTGCATTAAAACCTATCCGAAGACGCCGAAATGGTGTCCAGCCGGTAACTGAAGTGTGGTGAAAGGAAGAAAATGCCTGAAAAAATCGAGATCTACATTAAGCCGGTGCAATGCCCATCGCTTATCAAGTCGGCAGGCGAAGTCCGGATCTACTACGCCGGTCAGTGGGTGGATTTCCGGGAGGGGCAGGTGGTGGTCCGTAACGAGGCCGGGGAATCGCTCGCCGATGCTGTGAGGCACTATTTTGAATGCATCGAAATGGATATGCCAGGGTATTGGCGGATTACTTTCAACGACAATTACGAAGGCTACAAAGAATGGTGCGCCATCATGATTAACGCAAAATTAGACCTTCGAAGGCTGGCCGGGATCGAAGAATGACCCAGCCCATCCCCATATTTTCCGGGGACATCGTTTCCGGAAAGCTGAAGCTCCTGGAGCGGGAAAGGGAGTCCATCCGCCGGTGGACCAGGACCTTCAAGACAGGAACGAAGGTTGACATTCTGATCCGGAAGCACCGAACGAAGCGGAGCAACGAGCAGAATCGGTATTACTGGGGAGTTGTTTTGGCTATTTTAGCGGATCATTTCGGATACGATTCGGTAGAAGAATGCCACGAAGATATGAAGCGGATGTTTAACCCAACCGAAAGCAAAATACAGCCAGGCGTAATCGTCGGCGGATCCACCACGAAAATGAGCACCGAGGAATTCTTTTGCGGGGAGACCAGCTATGTTGAGCGGATATGTCGGTGGAGCGCGGTAGAGCACGGGGTTTTTATTCCCCCGCCGGGAAAGGTTGAGCCATGAAACCGCGCCTTCTCGACCTATTTTCAGGGGCTGGGGGCTGCTCAATGGGCTACCATCGGGCCGGGTTTGAAGTGGTAGGAGTCGATATCAATCCTCAAAAAAATTACCCGTTTGAATTTCATCAGGCCGATGCGCTTACGTATCCGCTGGATGGATTCGATGTGATCCATGCAAGCCCGCCGTGTCAAGCTCATTCATCGCTCAAGGTCATGCCGAATGCGAAAGAACATAAGTGCTTTATAGATGGCACCAGAAAAAGACTGCGCGATTCAGGAAAGCCATGGGTCATAGAAAACGTGGTTGGTGCTCCGCTTGAAATCCATCCACCAAGTCTGTTTACCGAGATATCAGGGATAATGCTGTGCGGAAGTCATTTTGGTTTGAATAACGGGACACACGAATTACGCAGGCACCGGCTTTTTGAGTCAAACATCCGAATGCCCAAACTCCCATGCCGCCATAGGCTTCCTGTTATTGGTTTCTATGGGGATCACGCGAGGACGCGGCAGCGAACTATCAAGGGCAATCGAAACCGTGGAGGGGATATAACCGGGACCGAAAAAAAGCTGGCACTGGCTCGTGAACTCATGGGAATCGATTGGATGAAATGGAATGAAATATGTCAGGCCATTCCTCCGGCCTATACGGAGTGGATCGGAAAGCAGATCATGCAAATCATCAGGAAGCGCGAGCCATGACCCCCTGCCCAAAGCCCCAGAGAACCCGCCTCAAGGGCAAAGCCAAGACCGCCTTCCGCAGGCAGGTCTTCGAGCACTTCCGGGGGATCTGCCAGGACTGCGGGACTTTCGCGCCTCTCCGGGATGCTGAGGGGCAGATGGATGTTTTCTCAACTGGTCATGTCGCCCACCTAAAAAGCAGAGGGGCAGGGGGATCCGACCTCCTGCAGAATGTCCGCTGGCTATGTCCAGATTGTCATCGAAAAGAACACGGGCCGCGGTGGTCCTCAACCAACAAGGAGCAAGCATGGGAAAATCAAAGATCGAATGGCTGATGGGCGGTGAGACGTGGAACCCGATAACTGGTTGTACGAAGATCAGTCCGGCCTGTCAAAACTGCTACGCCGAGCGCATGGCTAAACGGCTTGCGGGGAGGTACGGCTATCCGGAAGACGATCCTTTCCGGCCTGGGACATTTCACCCGGACAAGATCGACATCAACATGTTTTCACCGGGGAAGCTGGTTTTCGTCTGTTCCATGGCCGATCTTTTCCATGAGGCGGTAAATATCCGGGGTGAAGAAATGCGGAGTATCTTCCGGGTCATGGCCGCGCATCAGGATAACACCTTTCTTCTCCTGACCAAGCGGCCGGAACGAATGGCGGAATGCATCAAGTACCTTTACGGTGACGATTTTCCAGAGATCATGCCGCATGTCTGGTGCGGAACGACGGTGGAAAATCAGGAGTGGGCAGACAAGAGGATACCGCATCTACTCCAGATCCCGGCATCGGTTCGGTTCGTGAGTGTGGAACCGATGTTAGGCGTTATTACTCTAAGCTGGTATCTTGGCGAACTTCCACCCTTGATAGGCGGGAACGACATTCCAAGCAAGGGGCTTGATTGGGTGATTTGCGGAGGCGAAACCGGCCCAGGTTCCCGCCCAATGCATCCAGACTGGGCAAGATCCTTGAGGGATCAGTGCGCGGCGGCTGGGGTGTCATTTTTTATGAAGCAAATGTCGAAAAAGGCCCCAATTCCAGAAGATTTGATGATTAGGGAGATGCCAAATGCCAAGTAAAACCACGCACTATAGGAGGTTAAAGCGGGCAAAGGAACTTGGATGTTCGGTTGACGAATTGCCTGATCTTAGAGGGAAACATAAAAACCATGTCAGAGGCCCATCGCACCATAAATGGAACGAAACGCTTATAGATGAAAAGGGATACAAGCTTGTCAGGGTTGGGCTAACACACCCATTGGCTGATCCCAATGGCTACGCGCACGAACACCTTTTGGTATGGTGCGCTGCTGGCAACCCAAAGCCGAAAGATGACGAAGTCCTGCACCACAAAAACGAGAAAAAGACAGACAACCGTTATGGAAACATAGAGTTAAAAAAGCGCTATGACCATAGTGTCCATCACTACAGCAACATTTCAGATGAAGTGGTTTTCCAGATTCGGACGCTATATTCTTCTGGCGGTGCAGACATGCCGAGCCTTGCAACTCGTTTCGATATTCCACTTCAACGCATATCAAAAATGATTCGTGGAGAAACTCGGCTTAAGGCCGGTGGGCCAATATCACTGAAAGATCACCGAGTCGGCAAGAAAACCGCTGGCCGCATTCTCGACGGCCGGACCTGGGACGAACTGCCCACCACGGAGGGAGCCTGCTCGTGACAGTCAAGGAGATCATCAAGAAGTACCTGGAAGACAACGGTTTCGACGGCCTATGGGATGACGACTGCGGATGCGATGTTGACGACCTGATGCCGTGTGACGGACCTGCGGATCGTTGCGCGGCAGGGTACAAGTGTCCAGGCACGGGCGACTCAGATTATAATATCGGGCCGGAAAAGCACAACGTCTTGACATGCTGCGGATGTGGAAAGGAGATCTATCTACCGATCATTCCAGGCCCACCAGGTCCTCCGGAATGGTCATGCGGAAAGCCTGAGTGCAGTAAAGAATATCGGCGACGGCAGGGGGTGTCATGAAGATCCGTGACAAAATGCTGAGAGTCAAAGTCGATGTTTCTGACGGTATTTGTCCGAAGCGCCCATGCTACTGGCCGCGGATAGACCCGGGGGTTTTTATCCAGGGGCAAGGATACCGGACAAGGACAGGCAAACAGGAATGGCTTTGCGGAACGAGGGAGGTTAACGGGTGCCCGATACCGAAGCCCTGTCCATCGGGCGGGCAGTGAAAGGTGTAACTTCGTGAAAACTGATTTTACGGGTAGGATTATAGAATATATTCCTGGTGTAGCGCAATGCAAGGAGTATAGCCTCTATATCGGAATATGTACTAGGAATAATACGTCTCATGTAGACATCAACCCAGATATGACGCAGTTCATTGCGCAGAGAATATGCACGACTTTCGAAGAGGCAATGATGGATGCAGTCGGCCTTTGCAGGGATATAATGTCGTGGAAGCAACACCAGTACGACAATGCGGAACATCCAGATAGGCAGGTTTTAGTCCTGTCCCACGGGCGGGCGGTGAAAGGAGCGTGAGGCATGATCTGTCCTCAATGCGGAGAAGCAGAAACCACCGAAGGAACCCTATGCTTTTTATGTACCGATGAAACCGCACTTGATCGGTTAACGGTCAGAGTGTTGATCGAAAAAGGTCATCCCGAACACTGTGCGAAACGACAGGTCTACGGCGACGGTGAATGTGACCTCGTGAAATCCGGATATGATCCGTATGGGTGGATGAAATGAACCTGAAAGAAGAAGCCGAAGCAAACGCCTTTGCCATGTCTTTGCTCATGCCGGAGATCCTTATCAAACGAGAACTCGAAAAGATTGTAACTGTCCAAAGAAAAGAGGATGAAATCGTTTCAAAGATGGCCAGCCGGTTTGCCGTGACAGAAACCGCAATGAGATCAAGGTTATTTGACCTTGGGTACATAACGATGCTGTAGCCTACCGGGCAGCGATGAAAGAGGCAGGGGAATAGACTTGCAGGCAGCCTCCCATATAACAAAGGAAGACCTTGAACGGATCGAGGAAAAGCTCGACCGTCTTCTTGAGTTTTTCAGGGTAGGGCAGGTGCCTAACCGGCCGGCACAGGAGTTGTCTTCCCTGGCCGATGCAAAAATTTTACAGTTGACCAATCGGAAACGAAAAAATAAAAGAGGGCATGGCCGTGAGGAAAATATCTGAGGGAAGGTGGGAGATCGATGTTTCCATCGGGCGGGACCGCAGGCACAGGGTCCGGTTCGAAGGGACTGAATCCGAGGCCAACCTCTTCCACATCAAACTCAAGAAAAAGCTTGGCGGGACTGTCCGTGACGCTCTGACCATCGCAGAAATCATCCCAGATTACCTCCAATACGTTAAAACCAATCAGAGACCCAGGACCTACGGCGATAAACACAGGATGCTTTACGGGGCGATAACCTCGTTTTTCGGCCAGATGCACCTTGATTTCATTACCAAGGATCTGATCGAAAAATACAAGGGCAAAAGGCTTTCCGAGATCGGGGACAAAAAGCGGATGATCAACCTGGAACTTCTGTGCCTGTCCGCCCTCTGGAAATACGCCCACGAACACGGGAAATGCAACGATGAGCCGATCCGGATGAAGCCCCTCCCGTACCGACGGCCTCTGCCGGAGGTCCTCTCAAAAGGCGAAATCGAGGCCATCATCACCCATTCCGATCCCTATCACAGGGCGATGCTGTGCTGCCTCTATTACGGCGGGCTCAGGATGGACGAGGTATTCAACCTCAAGACGAAGGACGTGATGCCGGCTCCTGGCTACATGCGGGTGACAGGGAAGGGGGGCAAGACCAGGATTGTTCCGATGCATCCAGAAGTCAAAAAGGCCATGGAAGAGCACCTATGTTGTCAAAATGTCGTCAGCGATTTGGTATTTCCATCCCTCCAGCGGAAACGTAAAAACCCAGGCCGGGTTCCTACAGACATGCGCCGGGCTCTTTGGGGAGCCATGAAAAGGGCCGGGATCACGAAGCGAGTCACTCCCCATATGCTGCGCCACTCCTTCGCAACCCACATGCTGGAGAACGGGCAGGACCTCCGGACCATCCAGGAGCTTTTAGGGCATGAGGAGATCACAACCACCCAAATTTATACACACATTGCCTTTGCAGGCAAAAAACGGGCCGTCGATTCCCTCTGATGTTGTCAATATGTTGTCAGTTCGAAATAAAAAAAGCACCTGCAGAAGTTTGCAAGTGCCTGAATTTATGGTGGGCCGTCCGCGAATCGAACGCGGAACCTACTGATTAAGAGCTAGTTGTTTCATGCGTAACCGTTTAAAATCGCATAGAAAACAGACCACAAAAAAGACCACCCCGTGACACCCTAAATCAGAGGTGTTTCCATTTTTATTTTTGTCTTGACAATGTAAATACGAAAATATACTCTATGGGCATGGAAGGAGGGGCCATGTCGCTTCTGAAAAAAATGTTCTCCATGCGGCTGTCCGTGACCCTGATGGATGCCCTGGCCGAAGCCGCAAAAAAAGAAGGCAGGACCAGGACCGGGCTGATTGAATGGGTCCTGGCCTGTTGGCTGGAAGACCGGAACAAAAAGAAATAAGGAGGTAAACCATGTTTCATCTTCATGTAATGGGAGCAGAGACTGGACCGTGGCTATCCGGGTATGATGGGAGCGACTATTCAAACGCCGTCATGGGTGAATGGTTTGGGCTGTACCGGAGGGATGTGCAGATCTACCTTCTTTTTGTCAATCATCCGGTTCATCCGGTGTGATGGCAACCTGCAACCGGAGAGGAGGAGCGATGCCGATAACTGTCTGCCCAAGATGCGGAACCATCGTTATCAGAACTCAAGACAAAAGCCTTCATCTGCTTTGCGATGCGTGCGAACCTGAAGTCTTGAAGGAAACCGTTGAAGCTGGGATAGCATTTTTAGAAAACCGCACCCATACTCACACCAAAACGAGCGTTCTCACATGGCCCGATGGAGGAGCCGTTGAAGTCTGTGAATGCGGGATGTCTCGGCATATTTGGGAGCAGGGCGAATCGGAATGGATCATGGTTGAAAACCTGGAAGAAGCAAGGGCGCAACTCCAAGACTTGATCAACAAGGCAACCGGCGAGCTGTGACACCCCAAGGCCCTGTGGCGGAAAGGCAGGGCCACAAACGCGAAGGGATGAAAGGAGCATAACATGAACAGCATAGACATGATAGCCGCAGAGAGAAGACGGCAAATCGAAGTCGAAGGGTATGACACAAAGCACGATCTCACACATAAGCCTGGGGATATCGCATTGGCAGGGGCATGTTACGCCTGCAATGCGTCAGCGTGGCTTGGAACGAATTCCTTTGGTGAACTTGGGAAGAAATATGCCGAGCTGTCCCAACACGGCTTCCGTTGGCCTTTTGAGGATAAATACTGGAAACCCAAAAACCCGCTTTCGGATCTGGTGAGGGCTGGTGCATTGATCGCTGCTGAGATTGACCGAATGCTGGCTGAATCCAAGAAGGGATGAAAGGAGACGGAGCACCATGGCAACCTGCAAGCAATGTAAAGATCTCGGCACCTATTTCACAGGGAGACGGATAAGGGTGCAGCAGTTTTGCGAATGCCAAACTGGGAAGGAACTTCAGGGAAAACACGACAGACTTCTCAGCAAGGCATACGAGTCGTTTTGTTATGCTGTAGAAAACGACACCTTGATGGAGCAACCCCCAGCGCGAAAGGAGTAGGCCGATGGATGAATTGAGAATGGACGCATACTATTACAGCTTTAGGCCAACCGGAGTACCAGAAGTCGATAAAATCCTGTCCGCCGTGGCATGTGCCGGAAAGGCGTTTCACCATACAGGCGATTGGTATGATGATGCCGACACATACCCATACCACACAGGGAAAACCCCAGTGGAATGGATACAGAATGCAGCATCAGAGGCAGCCGAAGCGTTCAAGGCGCTAAAGCGAAAGGAGCCCCCATGCTCTACCGCCAAATAAAAACCGGAAAGCTGTACCGCTGGCTTGCCGCCGGCGCGGACTGCACGAACGAGAGAGACGGTCTTCGTGTTGCTATCTACTGCCCATGTGACGATGAGCACACCATCTTCGTCAGGGAGCGTGAGGAGTTCGAACGGAAGTTTATGATGGTTGAAAAGGAGGTAGGCGATGCCTGAAACGACATACGACCAGACCGACCTGGAGATTTCTGGGAAGTGCCCCCACTGCGGAGCCCAAATCATGGACCCGTTTGGGCTTGGGATTCCGATTCATGATGTTCCCGCATGTGCTGGAGTCGTGATATACGATTATTCTACCGGAGACGATTCGGAGGCGGCTTCAACCCGGTAGCCTCACATCGGCACCGGATCACTTCTGACAGTCAATGACCCCTGCCGATGGATTTTTGCTCATGTAATAATCCTTGACGCCCTTGGTCAGAAAATAGAAACAGACGATCAGGACATACATAGCGCCTACGGTGATCTTCGAACCCATGAGCTCCGCAATCACGGTCCCCATTTTCTCTTTGAATCCAGGGTCAAAGAAATATGCAGCCCAAAAAGCGCCATGGAAAGTCAGGGCGATGACAGGGCGGACCTGCCGGGACAGCCAGCCGCTTTCCCGGATGTCTTTCCGGCGGTCGGCCTCATCTGCGTATTCTGATATCTGGCCGGCCTGCTTCAGTTCAAGAATACCAAGGGTCAAGGCGCTTTGCATTCCAGCCCGGTCAAGGTCGAGTTTTGCACCTTCCGCCTTGCCCATCCATAGCTTATCCGCAAGGCCTTTCCCGAGCTCGATAACCCCTGCAATCGGAGCAGCTGCACCAGAGGCCGCCCCACCGAAAAACTGACCAATTGAAGACATGATACCCACGGCCGCACCTCCTTACGCAACCATTTCCCGGTAATTCTCGATGAACTCTTCCTCTGTGCCCTTGCCCATGGCGGTATTGTATCGTTTCTTCCAGAGTGCCGCCATGCCGTCAAGATCCTTCGGAAGTTTTTCAGGAGCCCGAAGATATTGAATCCGGGCCATCAACACCTGATAGGCAAGATTATTTTCCAGGGCTTCGGAGTCCGGCCTCGATACCCCCGAGATCAGGCGAATCTTTTCCGAGAGATTTTTCCGGTAGTCCAGGTAGTTTTCCCAAACATCGCGCTCCGTCGCCGGCTCCATCTGGAGGATACCCCGGCCCGGCCCACCTCCGATCTGCCGGCGGTATTTCCCAAGGGCCGATTCCTGGGCGAAGGTTCCCATCAAAAGTTCTTCTGCCTCTTCAGACCAGAGCCCGGCCATGCGAAGGACAGACCTGATAAACAAACGAAGATCGTCACGATTCACGGCATTTCTCCAAAACCTTCAACCGTTTCAGGAATTCAAGACCGTCGATTAATTCCCCAAGCTGCTCCACCGTCAGACGACCGATGGAACCGGAAAGCAACAGGGAGCGGACAGGAACGCAGCAGGCTTTCCACCACGACCTCATACGGACTGTCCGGACTGCCTCATGAACTGGGTGAAGGCACTCATGGCTTCCAAAACGCGATCCAGCTTTAAGCCGTGGGCACTCAACTGTCCAGTTAGATAGTCGTACTCCTTATCCCTGTCGGATTCGCATTTGGCTCTACATCCGGTACAAACGTCAACCGGCATATAGATGGGTTGACTCCTTTGATCGTAGAGCCTGTTCCGCATATCAGTCTCGATCAGTTCATCTCTGATGTGCAGGGCTGCGATCTGTTTTTTATGGTCGCGGACCATGTAAACAGTTGCCCCAGCATTGAAGATGACACCGCCGATAAAGAGGATCACCGGCCAACTTCTGAGAAGAGCAAAGATTATTTCGTCTATCGGAACAGGCTGATTCATTTTGTGATCCCCATCACATATTTCCTGTTAGAGGTTGGTATGATACTCAAGTCCATGATCCCCTGGGCAGGGCCGTTTCCGTTGCAGCGGGACGGCCCGAACTTTTAGGTTCTGTAAAAAAGCATTACAGGCCTTGCGTCTGTAAATACATCATTACGGGCCTTGGTCACGGAGTAGCCGACCCGGTAACTCCTATACATCTACCATACACGATATAGGTATAGCCAAACGCTGTCCCATTTGATACGCGTAACGTATATGGTCCAGCTCCGTTTTCAGCAACAGTAAAACCACCACCAGGGGCATTATTATCAATATGCCCCAGTTCGTAGAACCTGATTGAATAATTCCCGGCCTCATTCTGCCGTACGGCCTTCCAGGATCCGTGGTAATAAACTCTCCCAAAATTTAAATCCACTATCTGAACATCTAAATCATAAATCATATTACCGACTGTGTCGCCAAGAGTTGATGATGGCGCAATAATTGAGGAATCGACATCTTCGTATCCCCCACTCGCTACAGTATCGCTTACATACAATGGAATTCCGAGTATGGGTGTGTATGTAGTTCCCTTGCTTGCCAAAACTGATCCAGTGGTTGCATCATAAGCAATTCTCGGATTGTTTATTGATCCCAATCCAGGGACTCTTGTTATTGCATATGATTCACTGTCCGGTTTATAATCGCCAAGGGTCATTTCGGCAATATGGGCATGGCTAAAAACATGCTTATTATCTATTGCCGCACTATATCCCCAATAGTCAGTATTAACTCCAAATGCAGTGGTTCTCAAATATCTGACATCTTCTGTATATACCGGGTTACTCTCTTTTATCGACGAGTTAAACGACACTAAGGATAGCGGGGTTCCATCGGCTGCTACTGCTCCACCAGTAGAATAGACCTCAAAGTGCGGAGACACAAGATTAATTGAACAATATCCAAACCATGCCCCACTATATCCATTCACATTGGTCAGAGTAGATGATCTTACGTTAAACGCAATAAGGGTTTTAAACGATGTGGTTGTCGTCGCAGCAAATTCAGAGAATATGTTTGAGATCTGAAGTGTGCTTGAAAAATTAGTAGATGCAAACACCCTACAGTATGCATGATTACCTACTTCTCCGGATGGGTGTGGTGTCCCGTCACTTTGTGTTGTGCTCGCCTCCAATAATAATAGACACCCATCTATGAACGTATCTGCATTTAGCGCTCCTGTAGTCGATTTTCCAACACCAACATTATACCCTGAAATATTCTCAAAAGATGATATTACACTTCCGACTGACCAAATGCCATGATCTGTAAAACCATCAATATGGATATCGTGTATCTTTGCATAAAAAAAGTTTCCTATAGCTGCATATTTGGCGCTATTTTGTGCTTTAAGAACAACATTGTTTAATTGTTTGAGTTGGGATGAATATGTAACCGTGTCGGTGCCTGATGCATATGCACCAACGATGGCCGTGTCGTCTAAATTAATTACAGCCATCTGGGTTGTAGTATCATCTCGGAATTTGAAAGCACTTAACGACCCAGAAATATAAATATTTGAATTGGTTACTGAATCCAAGCTGGCCGTCAAAGTGTATTCTCTTGCCGTCAATGTAATATGGCCATTCCCAGCAGCAATAGCATTTACAAATGCCTGATTATCGTTTACATTTGTAACTCCAAAATAATCAGGAGATGAGTTTTTCAGCCCAGACACAGCCCCACTTCCTGATTGCACAAAACATCCATCTGTCAATTTTTTCGGCTGGCAAGAAGTGAAAATAAGATTGTACGCCCCGAGCGTGATCGAATGCCCGTTTGTGTCTATGGGCATTGTAGGGGTAAAGTGCTCGGTGAGCGTGATGTCCGCCGCAAGGGCTGAAGATTTCCCGGCTGTGTCGTTTGCCTTGAGCTGTGCATACGTCAGGGCAAAGGCCGTATCCCCAATGGTTACGGAACCTGGGATATTAACGGAATCACTGGAGTTGACGGGGGTGAGAACTCCACTGGCTAACCTTTTCCACATTGAGAAGAAAGATGGGAACATGGCTACCTCCTGAAATTAAGCGTAAGGGTTGCGGTATTCGATGCCCCCAAAGATCCGCAGGTCAAGGAGCACGCCCCCATAATTGAAGCAGGAGCCGAAGACGGGTAGGCGATTTCTTTCACGGTGACGCTCCTGTCTTCTCCTGTCCCCTGTAAAAGATCGGTCGATCTGGAGTTTACAACCGTCACGTCATAAACCGCTGAAGGGGCAGCATCACCAGACCCCGGCACGGTTTCCAGGGAATAAAGAAACATCCCCCGAAGATCCAGCGGGATCGCCGTGGTGGGAACCGTCCCATCCGAAGCATCACCCGTACAGGCTGCCGTAATTTCGATGGACCTTGACCGAGTGTAAGAATCGTTATTTTCTACAGGAGCCCCGAAAACCATTGTTCCAGCCATGTTCATTCCCCCCTTGAGCGTTCTTTTTTTGACGGCCTGAAGGACCGTTTCAGGTTTGCCTTGATCGATTTCAAGGTGATGTATGTAGCGCCCGGATAGAGACCGCGCGTCTTTACCCTGTCGTTGTAAGCCGTGACCTCTCCCATAATTTCAGCCCATGAGGCTTTGGTCTGGTCCTCCTTGGGCTGAAGATAGAATCTTTTGATCCTTGCGTAGATGTCGTTCCGAAGCTTCTGGTATCGTTCTTCAACCTCGAATTCCTTGTACTGTTTCTCCCTGATCGTTGCGATTCGAGCAGGGTTAAAGGATAAAGCCCGGATGAAGGCCTCCGTCGCATCTGCCCTGACCTGTTCGTTTCCGTAGAAAAGTGGAGCGTTCGAACCCGTGGTAAGCCCCTCGGTTGATTCCCGGTAGGCTTTAAGGACGTTGCTCACGGCCAGGGGCGCCATTTTCTCAAGACCCTTTCCGATGTCTCCCCGGGCGATAGATTTTCCTCCGTAGTAAAGATCCTGCATGACGCTCCCAGGGGCTCCCATGAGCTCCGAAAGGTTTGTCGGGATGTCGGTGATCCCGATCGCAAGAGACCCCTTGAGGCTTAACCCCATCAGACCGGCGATTCCGAGGCGTGCGAACCGTTCCGATTCATCCCCCATCTGGGCTTCGATCCATTTGTAAATCTCTTCTTCCGGGTCATCTCCGCCGATCCCAAGGGCTTTCGCAGCCTGAACCAAGATGGGGGTCAAGACCGTCGCGCCGGCGCCGGCGATAACCGCAGGGGCAAGGGCCATGTACGCCATGCCTTTATAGTCCTTGTCCTTGAACCCGAGCTCGGTCATTGTCGCCAAGTACGTATGGGAAAAGGTCCGGAAGACATAAAACATCTGTGCAATCTTCGCCGCCGGGTTCCCGCCTCTCGCCAGGAAGGGATAATTGGCTTTTCCGTAAACCCCGTGCGCCTTGTCGGAAACCTCTTTCGAAAGTTTCAGGGCTTCGTCGTGACCAAGTTTCCCTTTCACCCCCTGGTATGTCCCGGCGATGGTGGCCACCCGGTTGATAATCTCCGACACGGAAAACCCGACCATGGCGAAGTCGGTGAACTTCCCCCAACCTTGACCCATTTTCGACTGAAGAACGGACAGGGCTTCTCTATTGTATTGCGCGGTATGCCAGCCGCGTTTTTCGATTTCTTCGAAAAGGGTCCTGGTCTCCGGGTTGAGTTTTGAAGGATCTCTTTTGAACTGGAGGTATTGCTTCATGGCTCTGGCGAGCAACATGGGAGCCTTGGCAAAGGAGATTCCAGCTTTTGCGTGCATTACCGCTAGAACCGATGTCACGAGGGAGGTCAAGTTCACCGCCGGCGCAGCGACTCTGCCAGCCAGATATTTCAGGGCGGCAAGCCCCCGGACGGCTCCGATCATCCGGTCCCCGAATTCCTGATTTCTCAGGAGGTCTTCCATGTAGACCTTCCCGTCCTTGAAGGCGTTTTTCTGCTGGACGGGATCGACCCTTCGGTCTTTGACCATTTCCACATAGTCGGCGTATTCAGGCTTTTCAACACCCTCTTCCTTTTGAGCTTCCTTCCATTCCTGCCATGATATATCGGTTCCCGTGAAGTGCCTTAGAAGTTTGATGGCAAGGTTCTTCTTCGCTTCGCCCGCGGCAATCCCGCGAACGTAAAGCCCAAGGGCAGTCACCGGGTCTTCTTCGTAGCCTACCCATACGTCTTTTCCTGTGGCGTCGTTCCGCTCGATCATGTGGGCTCTGACACCCCTTGCCTTGATGATGTCAGCAACCCCCTCGGCCAGCATCTTGGCGAAGGTGGATTCAAGGTCTGGAAGGAGCTTTTCAAGCTGAGCTTGAGAGGCCCCGCCCTTGATCTCTGAATCCATCTGGTCTAGGGCCCGGTTTATGATCGCCTGGGTTGCGATGATCTCGCCGGCCATTTCAAAGACGTCTTCCGGCATGGCATTCGATAGGTCTTTCTCGATCTTGTACCCCATCCCTGAAAGCTGGTTCGCCCGGGATTCGAGACCTATCCGGGTGTCGAACTTTTCATAAATCGGGTTGACCCCATCCTTTCGGGCGTAGATGGAGAACCTTCCGGGCTTTCTGATTCGCGGGAAGTAATGCCCCCGGATGTCGTTCATCTTCGCAAGGGCTACCTTGAGGTCAATCTTGACCGTCTTCGAACCGTCACGGATTGTGACTGATGGAAGCTCGGTCCCGTTCTCTTCGGCCTTGCGGATGATGTCCCGCATGGAGGCCATGAGGATGTCGAACCCGTTGTCTGTGATGTGCCGGGCGGCGACAACCGCATCTGCGGCCTGGTCTGAAAACCCTTGGGAAATCAGCTTTTCCCTTTCGGCGTTTCGTGCGGCATTCCAAGCTTGTTGTTCGGTGTCAAATTCCCCGATAGCGGTCTTTCCATCTTCGAAGGCGATGTATTTTCCCTCTTTGTTCTTTACCCTGAAGCCTTTCCCTTCACGGTCGGAAGTTACGATGTACCGCTTGACCTTTTGGTAATCGGCCTTGGAATCGCTCTTGAGCTTTTCCAGAACACCCTTCAAAAGGGACTTCCCGTCCACCTGTTCGAGCTGGTTGATCATCCCGTAGAAGTCATCCGACCTTCCAACTCCGTCTTCGAACATTCTTCCGAGGGCCGGGATCTTCGAGAAATAATGGGACGGGATGGAGAGAAGCCTCTCGACAACGGTGGTGTCTTCCTTCCGTGGTGCCCAGTTTTTACCGCGGCCCTTCCAGATACCGGCGATGTCTTTCAGGGCGGAAAGGTTGTGCTCCGGAAATGAGGACTCGAAGTTGCGTTCTGCCTTTTCGGAGAACAGCGGCATCCCCTCATCAGCGGTTGATTCTGGGAGCGCCCGGGAATAGATCTTCCCGCTTTCCATCCCCCGCAGCGTCCCCCGCGCCGTGGCCTTGAACAGACCCACAAAAGCGTCGATGAAGTCACGCACCTTCTGCATGACTCGCTGAAAACCACGGGCAAGGGAGCGGTTATAGAGGTTGTCCTCTACCCACTTGGCGCGGTCTTCTTTACCGGGGTTCTGGATGCCGTTTTTTTGAAGCTGCCGGTCGATTGCGGCCAGTTCGTCTTCGGTGATCACGCCGAAGTCTGAAAGGAGGTGGAAGTTTTCATGGTCGAGGGTCCAGCGGTCTCCCACCTTGGAAATGGTAATCTTCCCGTCCTGATACTTCCCGGCAATCGGCCTACCCTCTGAATTGAGCCTGCCGTATGCCCCAAGGAACTCCGCTTCGGTCGCACTGATGTGGTCCACCAGGTTCACGGTGAACCCCCATCCGCCACGGGTCTTTACCCATATGGTTCCGTCGAAATGGATGCCGGATTCCTGGCCGATATTTTGGAAGAGAGTCTGGACTTCTGCGGGGGTGATGCCGGAAAAGGTTTGGGGGGAGGTGGAGAACTGCCCGGCTTCACCCGCCGGGCTGGAGAAATTAGGGGTTATTTTAATTTGTTTCGGGTCTATCGGTATATATATATTAGAGTTTGACTCTGCATCTCTGTAAGCTATTCCGTCTGCTTTATTATGCTTTATAATATCGTCAAGAAACCCATAGGCAAATGCAAAATGAGCATGTGGAGCATCTGCTAAAGACTCATCGTCTTCAATTCCTGATGTTGTTCGGTAGTCTTTTGCCAGCCAATCGTCAAGGAATTCAGTGAAAACCTCATCTATATCTTTCCCGTTCTCTGATGCGTATTCTTCAGCCGCATCTTTGAGGTTATCTAAAATACCGAAATTGGAAGATCTTTTGAAAAATACGTCAACCCCACCCACTGCGTCAATGATGTCTTGGGCGCGTATAAAATCAAGGTCAACAGGATTTCTAATGTCAAGATAGACCTTTGTAACAAATGGTTTCCTTTTTATCCCTTCTTCTTCATACGACTCAAGGACAGCTTCAATGTTTACCGTGCCGTCATCATTTAGAAAACTTTCGCTGTACTCAGTTTTTGGAATTCCGCCGAGATACGCATATTTTTCAGCAGTTTTTAAATCATCGGTAAAATACGCCATGCCAAGATCGCCGCGTGACGGACCGTCTTTAGAGAATTGAGCGATAGGTCCATCCCCACCATGAAATACTGGCTTCCGAACTATCGATTCCTTAAACGGATTCCCACCTTCGGGCTTCGGGGTTTCTCCGGTGGTTCTGTCGCCCTTCCCCGTTTTTCCGGACATGCCTTCTTTTACACCACGGGGGGAGTTGGGGGCAAGGGCATAAAGCGTCCTGTTTCCCTTGAGGTCCGAAACTCCATTCGAGAATGATCCGCCGGCGATCTCGAGGTATTCCCGCCTGTCCATGACCATCAGGGATTTCCCCTGGTCGATGATATCGGCAAAAGGAATGGCGTTCTTGTATGACTTTGCGAACGCTTCGAGGAAATCCCGTCTTCCGTTTCCTGAATCGGATAAAGCCTTCTTGGTATTGACGATGATGCGGTTTGCGTTCAGGCTTTCCCCGGTCTTAATCAGCCAGTCGGCCGCAACTCTGAATTGTCTTCCAGCCGGCCACACCATAAACCCCAGATCATACCCGGTAGGGCTGATGAATAGAAATCCATCGGCGTTTCCGTATTTTTCATTGATGACACTGGCGGCTTGTTCCGGGTTCAAGACCTGTTTGGCCTTCCCGAAATTTCTGATTTTGATGAGCATCCGCTCTTTGATTGGAAGGGAGCTTTTCCGAATTGAGGGTCGGATGGCCTTTGGCTCCGCGGTGTTACCAGACGATACGAACGGCGCCCACCTGGACCCACCGACAATCAACCCCTCGACATCTATGTCACGAAGGGCCGCAAACTCCTGAAGCCTTCGGATTGCGTTTCTGTCTTCAGGGCTTGAGGTTGGGTTTCCCCCGGGGTGATTGTGGATGAAATAGACCTTTGAAGCGTTGTCGACGTTGAAGACCCGGCCCATCACTTCGAGCTCGTCGAACTGACCGGAGGCCTTAGCGCCCTTCCCGTACCTGTGGATTTCAACGACGGTCCCGTTGGGGTCCGTGACGATGGTGTAGATGTTTTCTTGGGCGGATTTTCGGATCGGGGCTATGAGAGAAGCAGCGTCTTCGGCATTACGGACCACGTTTCCGTCCCACCAGATGTTTCCGGTGGTTGCCATTCGAACCCTTTGGGCTTGATGCAGTACCCGAGGTTTATCACTTTCGGGAAGGATCTCTTTTGCTCGCCTCTTTTCAGCAGGCGTGAATACAAAGTCAAATGTCTGTTGACCGGTCTTGAAGGAGGCAAATTCCCCTTGTGGTTCCCGAAGCTCAGTACCATTGGTTACTCCTTCTTTTTCTCCACGTTCTTCTCTGTCAGAAGAAACCCGCTTGCCTTCATTTTCGGTTCTTCCGGGTATGCCTCGTTCGCCTTGTCGAAGGCCACCTTCGCTATTTTCTGAAAAAAGATCAGCCTGTCTTTCTCTGTCATCTTTTCGCCTCACTTTCTCCGCGCTTCTTTCAATTATACCACGGACCGTAGGGTATTCGTCAACACCAAAAAGAGAGGCCTGCTTTTCTCCTGTAAGGGCCCCCCGAATGGCCCTTCCCATCTCTTTCATGAAAACACCCATTTGCTTTCCGCTTCGGATGTTTTCATCTAAAACGCGGGCAATATCCTTTACCTGCTCAGGCCTTGTCTCGAACATAAGGGTCTGGTCAAGTATTTCACGGACCGAACGTCCCTCCCTTCGAGACTGCCGAACGATCCTTACAGCGTCCAGAATATAGGGCGTTACATCGAGGCCGCCCATTTTCGGATCGAGCGCCCTGGCCCTGGCGAATTCCCCGGCGGCAACCGTGAGGGCGTTGAGGAGGTTTCGCATTTCCGGGTCCGCCTCTTCAGATTGCCACGAAACAAAAGCCTCATCCCGATACGCTTTAAAGAAAATAGCCGACTGAATACGATCTATTATTTTTTTATTATAGTTGCCTTCATCCGTAAGGTATCCAGAGGCTTCGTTTAGCCCAACATTTTCCAAAAACCGACTTATAAACCTCCGATTGCTCTGAGCGTTAAGGTTCCCCTCTTCAGATGGAGCGAAAACCATCATGTCGTCTTCCGATAGGTTTCCGGCATCCATCCGGGCAAGCTCGACCGGGCTCATGCCGGCGATATCCGGAGTCGCTGTCTTTTGAGCGAACTTCACCCGGTCCATGTCGGTCTTCCGGATCCGGACCAAGACCGGCCTTTCGATCTTCTCCACGGCTCCACGGGAAAGCCCAAACCGCTCCGCATTCTCAACGAGCCATTGCCGGTATTTCTTTCCGGATTCTCTCCCATCGTAGGCTTTCCGGATGGCGATGGTCCGCCCGTTTCCTGATTCGACAATGAGGTCTTCCCCGGCGATCGAAGTTCCGAGGGATGCCGAAGGAGCTTCCCCGAGGCGTTCCGGCTGGAGGGTGTTGGCCATGCGTTCAACTTGCTGCTGAAGGGCCTTTCTCTCCCTCCCCCTGGGCTGGAGTTCTTCTGGGTAGCCTGCGTTTTTTTGAAACTGATCGTTATGGGAGGTGGTCAGGTCGTCGACACCGACCACGGCGTATTCGGTTTCGATCTCCGTATCGTCTGGAAGGTAGGTCTTGGAGGTGGAGCCCCTGGAAATCGCTTTTTTGCCCGTGGCTTCGGTTTTCTGAACGGGCTTGACTTCGCCTTTCGATGGCAGTTTTTCGAGGTCTGCATCATTTTCGGATTGCGTCAGCCATTCGGGGAGATTCACCCCGGCTTTGGCGTAATGAGCATTTCCTTCTCTGTCCCAAGCCATTTGAGCGTACCCAAGATCGACAAGGGCTTTCAGGTCTTTTGATCGGTTGTGCGTTCTCCCGGTTTTCCTGTCCGTTGTGGCGTACCCGTCATGTGTCAGCCAGGGTGTCTTTTCAAGCCTTTTAGCCAACGGCCCTATTTGATGCTTTGCGTAATTCCTGATGGCCGCCATGTCTGCCGAGCCTGCGTCTGGACCTTCATGTGCAGAGAAATAGGCGGCGACAACCTCTTCAGGCGTGGTCGGGGCTTTCTTTGTTTCCTGTGGAGGTGGAAGGGCAGGTTTGGCAGGCTTCCCACCGGTCTCTACCTTCCCGGATTCGGTTTTCCCTTGCGCGGACTGGCCGACTCCCTCTGCCTGGATGGACGGTTCAGCCTTCGGCGGAATAACCGGCCTCATCGCCTTTTCAACTTCTTCAGCCGGAACCTTCGGCCCTTCCCATCGGTCTTCGACGGCTCTGAAAGGATCTTCCTCCGCTGGCTTCTGGATCCGAAGGGCGGAAACCCTCGTTCTTTCCTCCGGGCTCATCCGGTTGATGTCGTTCGTATCGTACCCGAGAGCAACCATCGCTCCCCGTTCGGCTTCCTGGCGGGCGGTCTTTTTCTGAATGGCTTCCCGTGCCCGGGAAACTTCCCTGGGTTCTTCTATGCCTCCTCCAAACCGTGCCCAAAGCTCAAGGGTTGCTTCCGGGTCTCCCTTTTTCGCCTGGGTCAGAGTTTTTTGAAGCTGGTTTTTCGGTCCCCAGTTCCCGGTTTCCTTTCCTTGTTTTGTGGCCCTGCGGTACTGTATTTCGGCTCTACGGACAAGCTCCGTCAACTCTGGGGTAAGGCCTGATTTTTCGCCCTTCGACGCGGCGACCTGCCGTTCGGCTTCTTCGTACCTCTCTGCGGTATCGAGGGCGGATTTCTCAAGGGTCTGATCGATTCCACCAAGGGCCAGGTCCTGGTCGGTCGGCTTTCGCTTCGGTTGTGCAGGAATGAAAACAGGACGGGGGGCCGTCGGCGACGTGATCTCTTCGGGGGGTTCCATGTCGGCCGGGGAAACTGGACCCGTTACACTGGGTGGAGGAGGCGCGGCCACGGTCTGCTCAGGGCTTTTCGGAATCTCCGGCATCACCCCCTGATTCACCATTTCATCCATGCCCATTTCGGGCTCTGGACGGGGTTCAACCTTTGGGGGTTTAGTTCGAGTTCCCGGAGAGGGAACCTTTTGCGGCTGTTCTGCCTTCCTCGAAAAAATATTCGCACCGCCGCCCATCACCGCCCCGGCGAGCATCCCCTCTGCCCCGGCTTCCGGAACATCCGTCATAAGCGGACGGTCAAGGGCTGCGTTCAACCATACCTGCTCCTGCATGGATTGAGGAAGTTCCTCGAAAACGCCTTCCGAGATCCCGCCTCCGACAATCCGCTTGATGATGTTGCCGGCCCCTTCCTTAAACCCGCCCCCGGCAAGCATGGTGTCGATATCGGCAAACCCAAGTTTCTCCGCGATCCGTCCACCGGCGAGAGCGAAAGCCGCGGTTCCTGTACCTGATCCCACCGCCGATAATGCCTGTTTCGGGGAGAGAGTTCCGGTCTCCTGGCGAGTCTGTTCCGCAGAAGACCCTGCCCCCACAAGACCCTCCCCGATTGCCCCGGCGACGACAGGAGCGGCGACCATACCTTTTTGGAGAAGCCCCCTGGCAATCCCCGCACCACCGAGCATGGAAGGGGTCGATTCGACAACATTCATTCCAATGGTCGATGGGTTCTGAATCGCCGCCGAGGCTTTCCCAAAAAACCCCTTGGCATCTTCGACTGCTTTGTTTGCCTTCTGTTGGGATGGGGAATAGAGGGAAGCCAGAACGTCCTGAGTCGTCTTGGGGTCGTACCCGAAGACCTTTTCAAGGGCATTTCCGACAAGACCGAAAGAGGGGATATCCGCAAGGCCCACCGCCGCCTCTCCGGCCCCGACAATGCCTTTTGCAAGGGAAACCCCAACATCCCCCGCGGTTCCGAGCATGGTCCGTTTAGTCTCTACAGGCTTCACCGAAGAAAAATGCTCGGTGATAAACCCGTTGGCCGCTTCCCGTTGAATCTCAACCGGAGCCTTAAAGAATTCGTCATCCGCATAGTTTTCAACGAAATAATTCCCGATGGCTTCCGATTTCACATTGTCCGGAAGGGAAAGGAATTCAGGGTCTTTCAACCAGCGCGAGACTTCGTTATCCATCATTGCCCCTTGTACGCGGGAAGGCCTTTCCGCGCTTCTGCCTGTTGAGCGGCAAGCCACTTAACGAAATCGATTGAAGCATCACCGACAAAGCCAAGCCCTTTCCATATGGCATTCGCCGCCTGATCGATTCCGGTTGCGGACCACATCTTTTGAGCTGTGTCTTTGATGTCTTCCCAGTTGACGACCTTACCATTGGGCGCGGTGTAGGATCCCTGCTGAAATTCCATCGGGTTTTCAGGCTTTGCCCGGAGCGCGTTTTGTGGCACCGCTGGAGCCTGGGCCGGCTGAACTGTGGGAGCGGCCTGGGGTTGGACCGCTGGCGGCTTCGCCGGCTGATTCCCTCCCGTCATGGATGACTGGGTTTCAGGGGTGAGGTAGTTTTTCCATCCCCCCTTTCCCGTTCCTCCTTTGGGAGCCATCTTCCCGTCCATCCCCCCGAGGATATTCTGAAGGGAATCCTCGAATTTTTTCTGATCTACCTTCCCCATAGAGTCAGTAGCTTCTTCCAGTGCCTGGGCGCGGGCTCTGATGTAGTTCGCCTGTTTGCCTGGAGAATCCTCGATCTTCATTCCAGCGACATCTTTTTGTCCCTGAATCGTTTTCTCCGTCCTGGCCATAGCGGCTTCATCCTGCATTTGCTGTAAGGTTTTTGCATTTCCATATCCGGCCTGGGCGCGGGCCATAGCGGCCGAGTCTTGGGCTCCCTGAAGCTCAAGGGCGTTTTTATGCCCTGTTTTTTGGTCTTCAACTGCCCACTGCCTTTTGATCTTGTCCGCTGCGGAAATCGCAAGATCCTGTTGCCGTTTCCAGAAATTCTGATCAAAAGCCTGGGGGATTTTGCTCGTATCGACCTTCATCTGCTGAAGCTGCGCTATGGCCTGATCGTGGGAAGCCTGATCTTGTACGGACCCGGAAACCCGAACGATCAAATCCATCTGCTGAAGGGCTTGCTTGACCTGCCGATCCTGTTCTTCCCATCCGAACTTTGTGGACTCCCTACCCTCTTGGGCGGTCTCGGATTTTGCAAGTCTTCCCTCCCGATCCTGGGCGAGCCGAAGGTAATTCTCTGCCCTTCGGTTTTCGGCTCCGGCCTGTTCGCGTTTAAACCCCATCTCCTCCCGGTAGCGGTTATCCTCAACCATTCCCCTGAGCGCGTTTGATGTCCCGGACCAATCCGTTCGGGCTTCTGGTAAGGGCGTGAAAAATTGCATTGGGCCTCCTTATCGAACCGCACCGTTTTGGGTTCTGCGCCAATTCAGATAGTTTTCGGTTCCCTGCTGAACCCCATTTGTCAAAGCATTCGCCCCCGCGATATACCCGGCCCCCCGGGAAGTCCCGGCCCCGACCCTGGCGTTGGCGATGGTCTCCCCGGCCCGCATTTCGGTTTCAGCAAGGTTCGTTCCGGTCTGTGTCGCTATGCCGGCGTTCGCCCCGCCGACCCGAAGGGCGTTGTCACTCAAGGTTGATCCGGCGAGTTCCCTTGCGTTCTGCATTCTTCCGGCGTACTGGCTTGCAAGGTTCGTTGACTGGTTCGTCGCGTTGAGCCCGATGTTTGAAAGGTTCGTCAACTGCCCCAAACTGGTATTATACTGGTCAAGGAAGTTCTGGTATTCATTTGAGGCGTAGTCCTGACCGTACCGAGTAACCGCCCGGTCCTGTGCTCCCGATCGTAAAAGCCCCCTGGACGAAGCTGAACGGTCGAGGGCGTTCACCCCTTCGTTGAGCCTGAATTGATACCCTGGGGATTCCGTAAACTCCCCAGGACCTGCGAGGGTTCTTTCACGAAGGGCATTGACACCTTCGGCCCCCGCTGTCATGTAGGGGGAAAGCTGGGCGTTGCTGCCTTCGAGCATGGCGGTCTGCTCTGCGAGGGTTGCGTCCCGGGCTTGAGTTACCGCTGTATCCGCCCTTGTCCCGGCGTTTGTGATATCCTCCCGGGCCATCACCCCGCCGGCGAGAAGGAAGTTTTGGGCGTTCTCCCGGCCGGTCTGGACCTCCCCGATAGCCTGGTTGATTCCCTCTTGTTGGGCTTCGTAGCCTTCCCGGGTGGCGGTGTAGTTAAAAAGTCCAGATAGAGCTGGAAGAGCGGCTATAATTCCGCCGAGAAGGTCATTGTCTGTAACCGTATCTACAACATCCCCTACGGTGTCACCAACAGTGTCAACGACATCTCCTGCCGTATGAACAAGACTTGAAAAAGTCGTTGCCGCCGTTCCTGTCAACCCCAATGTCGTTGCCGATACCCCCGCCCCGGATAAAGTTGATGCGAGTTCAGGCGTCATCATGGCCGTTATTTCTTCAGCACTCATCCCGGCGAACATGTCACCAAGATATGATGAAGCCCCGGATACTTCCGCAGGAGTAGCCCCGGCAAAGGCCGAAGAAAGAAGCGGACCAAGCGCCCCATAAGCGATAATCCCCGCTGTTCCCATCGTGACAATGGTCCCGACCAAATCTGAAAGCCAGTTCCCTCCCCGGCTGTTAAGCATAGAGGCCACATACTGATTTCTCATTTCATCCGTGATCATGTCAGGCCTGAAATCGCCCGGACCGTATCCAGACGTAAACTGCGGGCTTGCCATGATCGCGGCGTCGATCCCACCGGAACCAGATGAAATCCCCGAAAGAATCTGTATCCTGTTCCTGGTGATAGGGTCGTTCAGGTCAAACCGTGCTCCCGCAGGAAGGGATTGGAGGGCAGCCGGGTCAATCCCCCATTCCCGAAGTTTATCCCCTTGCCCCATCCACCACTGAGCTGAATTCCCCGGAGCGTTCGCCTGCCCCTGTG